TCTGCGGCTACCAAGCAGGTTGAGTCCAGTATGCTCAGCTTCTATGCAATGACCGGTGATCGCTCTGTGGCGTTTGCTGCCTTGACAGAATCAATGACGTCGTTTGCTCAAAAGGGAGTAAAGCCAACTCAAAGCGTTCTTGAATCTTATACAGCGGATGTAAAAACTCTTGCTGCACAAACAGGAATGAATCAACAAGCAGCACGCGCATTTTATGATGACATTGCAAACGATGTTGATTCGATTGATATGCTGCGTTCAGCTCGTAAAGAAGACAGAGCTGCACTGTTACAAAACCAACGTGACCTTGTTCAACACTCAATTGCAATTGGTATGTCAGCCGAGCAAGCAAAAGAAGCTGCAAAGATGATGAATAAGATGGTTGGAGCAAAGCCTCTTGATCGTCTGAAACAAGCTGCAAAAATTCGAGCACTTGGCGGTGCAATGGGAATTAGTGGTGCTGAGGAAGCTGCGAAAGCTGTTTCAATGGGCAAGCGCGGAACACCAGAGCAACAAAAAGCAAACCAAGAAGCAATTGCGAAGTTTAGTACTGCAATGGCAAACAGAATGGACCAGGCTGCTCAACAAGGGCTTGGATCAGAAATTTTTGCAACGCAGTTGGTAGATAAGTTAGGACTCGAAGACCTGTATGGTAAAGGCAGTGCGTTTTCAACAACACTTGGTGATACACTGGCTAAACCACTGGCAGAAGTCAAAGCTGCGTATGTTGATGCGTCGAAAGATATAGTTTTGAAGATGGGATACCACGCAGAACTGCTATACGACCAAGCAAAACTAATAGTATCAGGAACCAACTATCTTGGACCGATAGCAGCGGGCGTAGCTGCAATAGGTGCTATGTTGTTGGGTGGTAAGGCTATGGATCTTTTAGGTAAAGGTGCTGGTAAACTGCTTGGAAAAATGGGTGGTGCTGCTGGGACAGCAGGCAAGGCTGCTGGAACAGTAGCCGAAGGCGCCGCGGGCGCTGCTGGAACAGTAGGTAAAGCTGCTGGAACAGCAGGTAAGGCTGCTGGTGTTCTCGGCAAAGCTGGCACACTGTTAAAGGGTGCCGGAGTTGCTGGTGCTGTGCTGGATGCTGGGATGGGTGTTAACGATCTGATGCAAGGTAAGGCACAAACAGAAATACCATCAGGAATGGACATGATCTCGCCAATGCGTTGGGGAATGTACGCGGGCGATAAGATCAACAAAGGCGCAGAAGGGTTGATGGGTGGCCAATCAATTGGCAGTAAAGTTTACGATTGGATGAATCCTGGTGCAGGAGCAGCACTAACGCAACCAACAACACCAAAGAAAGATGATAAAGCTGCTGAGGCTGCTAAGAAGGCTTCTGATTCAGCAGAAGCCACAAAGAAAGCAACACTGTCGTCAGCAGATGGTATTGCCGCTCAGGTTAAACAAATGGATACATCCAACGATTTCCTCAAACGAATTGCTGATATGACTGAACAGCAACTAACGCTTGCAGAAAAACAGCTTGTTGCTATGACGATGACGGATACTGAGAAAACAAACAGTGACAGCCGCTCCAAACTGAGGAGCGACAATAAGTTTGGCGCTCAATACAACTATGTATAACAGTTTGACAGCCTATTTTTTGTCAACATAAATAATCAACACGCCACAGATAGCACATAGGAACCAAGCATGGCAAAGTTTGCTGATTACTTCAAGGTCGTAACCCCGAAGCCGGGCGTGACGACAATGTCCGATAGCCAAAATCTTGGCGATCAGGGCACCTATGCAAATTACACTTGGTATCAACGCCTTGTTCAAGGAGCTGCATCTCGAATCACACGGTATCGTGAATATGATTTGATGGATAACGACGTTGAAGTTGCTCGTTCGTTGGATACCATTGCAGAAGAAATGATTGGATCTGATCCAAACTCTGATCTTCCAATTGAGTTGGTGATTGATGGTGAAAAAGACACGAACATTCCAACGTCCGTTGTAATGACACTACGTGCAGCTCTCCGATACTGGAATACGCTGCACGATTGGGAAAATCGACTATTCAAAATCTCACGCGTTACCATTAAGTACGGCGACTGCTTCTTCATTCGCCACAAAGATACAGCTCGGTGGGAATACATTCATCCAAAACAAGTTGTTGCAGCGATCGTTGACGACCGTGATATGACGCGTGTAGTTGGGTGGCAGATCAAGCGTGATACAAAAACTCCAAACTCTCCGTACAATCAGCCTACCGGACACTTTGGTAATTATTCAAACGAATTGGTTGACACATTTAGCACAGATGAAGTAGTTTGGTTCACCCTAAATGATGATATTTCCGAAGCAGCACCATTCGGAGAATCAATTCTCCGTGCAGTGTACCGTGCCCAAAAGCAAAAAGAACTGCTTGAAGATGCTATTATCATCTATCGTATCCAACGTGCTCCTGAACGGCGTGTGTTCTATATTGACGTGGGTAAGATGCCACCACAGCGTGTTAAATCATACCTTGAAGGTATCAAGAACGAAATCCGCCAACGTAAGATTCCTACGTACGGTGGCGGGACAGACCAAGTTGATTCTGTGTATAACCCACAACAAATGAGTGAAGACTTTTTCTTTGCTCAGCGTCCTGATGGTGCTGGTAGTAAGGTTGAAACACTGCCAGGTGGCCAAGGACTTGGTGAACTTGCTGACCTGGAATACTTCCAGTGGAAAGTATTCCGTGGATTGCGTATTCCTCTGTCATACATGCGTGAAGGCCAAGATAATGCAATGATGTCTGATGGTAAGACAGGCGTTGCATACATTCAAGAACTGCGCTTTGCGATGTACATCAAGCGGTTGCAGGGATATATGAACCGGGTGATTGACAAGGAATTCAAACGGTACCTACGCGCCGCTGGAATCAATATCGACCCAACGATCTTTCACATTAAGTTGAATGAGCCAGAAAACTTTGGTATCTACCGTCAACAACAATTGGACAACGATTTGTTGACTACATACTCACAAGCAAATGGAATTGAACATTTGTCGAAGCGCTTTGGTCAGAAGAAGTTCTTGCAAATGACTGATGAAGAAATTCTGTTGAACTTCCGTCAGCGTACAGAAGAGCTTGGTCTTGATCCAGATGGAGATGTCAAGGCTAATATGCTCGCTGTGTACGGTCCTCCACCAGCAGAAGGTGGAGCAGGAGACGCTTTGGGTGGCGGTGGTATGATGGCAGGCACATTGGGCGGTCCCGGTTTTGATCAGCCAATTGGAGGTGCTGAACCTCCAATGGGTCCCGAAACTGGAAACGCTCCTGCTGCGGTTCCACCCGGAAATAGTGGTTCTCCACCGCCCGTTCAATAAATACTTACCGAACGGGATAGCGTCCCAATAAATAAATCACCGGCTTTGCATAAAGCCATCACTAAGTTCTGACAAGGAGCATGTTAAATGAACAAGCAAATGAAGCAACATCTTGAAGCAGTGGTTGAGGCTCTGGTTGAGCAAGATACAACAGCAGCCAAGGCTGCATTTCACGACTATCTACGTTTGAAGTCGCAATCAATTCTTCTCGGCGAAGCTGCTGAGGAAGAGTCTGATGACGAGGGCGACAAAGAGCCTGATGGCGACAAAGATGACAAGAAGTCTGACGATAAGGACGACAAGAAGGCTCCTCCTTTCGAAAAGAAAGACAAGAAAGACGACAAGAAAGACAAGGGCGACGACGAGTAATTCGCCGTTTGAATAGGAGTCTTTACCATGTCAGCAATTCTACTCGTTGAAGAACTAAACCCGTCGGAAGCACGGGTTGTTAGTGAATCGTCAACAGACGGTAAGTCTATGTGGCTTAATGGCATCTGCATGCAGGGCGCCATTAAGAACCGCAATGGTCGTAATTATCCAACCTCGGAAATCTCCGAAGCTGTTCGTGTTGCTATGGCACGAATCAAGGAAAATAATGGCATTTTTGGCGAACTTGATCACCCACAGTCATTGAACATCAATAGTGATCGCATTTCACATGCAATTACAGAGATGTGGATGAATGGAAACAACGCATTTGGCAAGGCTAAGTTGCTTAATACTCCAATGGGGTTGATTGCACAGGAACTGTTGAAGAGTGGTGTAAAGATTGGGGTATCAAGTCGTGGTGCAGGTAATGTCAACGAAAGTGGTGATGTCAATGGATTCCAATTCATTACGTACGACATTGTTGTTACACCAAGCGCCCCAAATGCATATCCAGGAATGATGTATGAGTCGATTGAACAAGCAAAGAACGGTGGAAAGATTCTGACATTGGCTGAACAGCTTCGTCAAGATCCAGCCGCTCAAAAGTACTTCAAAAAAGAGATTATGAAGTTTCTTGAAGCAGGCTTGTTCGCAAAGAAGTAACAAAATCCGGAATTTTCCGGTCCCACAAAAACCCGCAGGAATACGCGGGTTTTTTAATGAGTACGGGCACGTTTTTGAAACAAATTTGACCGGCACCATAAATAAAATACACAAGAATCACGAGTGTGACTTGTCAAGGAGACATAAATGGACGAACTGCTAAAGAAACTACTTGCCGCGGAAGTACTGACCGAGGAAACGAAGCAAGAGCTAGAAGCAGCTTTCAAGGGACAGCTTACAGAAGCTTTCGAGAAGGCACGCGCAGAGGCTCAAGCGACAGTTACTGCTGAACTGAATGAAGCTTGGTTGACTGAACGTGATACTCTGATTGAAGCACTTGACGCAAAGGTCACAGAAGCTCTGACAGAAGAACTGTCGGAACTGCGTACTGATATCGAACGTTTCCGCGACCTTGAAGCAGAATATGCTGTCAAGCTCGTTGAAGCAAAGGGTGAAATGGCTGTAACGTTGAAGAAAGACGTTGGCCAGTTGATTGAAAAGCTTGACAACTTCCTCGAAATTCGCCTGTCGGCAGAAATCGAAGAACTCCGCGAAGACATCACGGAAGTCAAGAAGAACGAATTTGGCAAGAAGGTGTTTGAATCGTTTGTTGCAGAATTCAAGAAGCACTATGCTGGTGACGACTCCGTCGAAGCAAAGCTGACTGAAACTGAACAACGTCTTGCAGACGCGCTTGCAACTCTTGAAGAGTCGGAAAAGAAGGCTGCAAAGCTGGAACGCTCGATCAAGATGGAAAAAGTTTTGGCACCTCTCTCGGGCCGCACGAGAGAAGTCATGGAAGCAATCCTAAAGAATGTGGATACCCCACTGATGGAAGATGCTTACAAGACCTACGTAGGTAGAGTGCTCAAAGAAACAGCTGAAAAGGCTGTGACCTCAGAGAAGGAAGAAAAAGTACTAGCTGAAGGTGAGAAGAAAGAAGTGCGCGGCGTTGTAAAGAGTGGCGACAACAAAGCCCAGCAAGAAGAAGAAGTAGTCTTCGAAGCTGCGGAACAAAAACAGCCAACAATTTCTGACGCTGATAAGCAACGGTACCGTCGTCTTGCGGGCCTTGTCTAATTCTAACCGCTAGTAAAAGCAAACAACATCTCAAGGAGAGATAAACATGAATGAACTATTTGAAAACTGGTCCGAAGTTAAGGACGCCCTGCTCGAAGGTCTTGATTCTTCTAAGAAGCAAATCGTCGGCACGCTGCTGGAAAACCAGAAGCAACACATCCTGGCAGAAACTGCAGCCGCAGGTGCTGTAGCAGCAAACGACATCGCAGGTTTCCGCAAGATCCTGATCCCGATGATTCGCCGTATCATCCCAGGTACAATCGCAACTGAAATCGTTGGTGTTCAGCCAATGCAAGGTCCAGTTGGTCTCGTTTACACGATGCGTTACAAGTACGGTGAAGGCGTTGCAGTACCTGCTGCTGGCCAAGCTGGTAACCCATGGACAGCAAACGGTTCCGATGGTACGATTGCAGCTAACGCCGAAATGTTCGGTAACAACCCAGTTCTGCGTCAGTTCTACTCTGGCGCTGCTGGTGCTTCTGTTGGTGACGGTGGTGCAGCTCAACCTGCAGGTGCTTCTGGCATCACAAATGCAGCAGCTGACGAAGCTGACATCCAAGGTAACGCATCACGTGGTGCATGGCCTTCAAGCTTGCCAGCAACAAACACTTCGCTGTTTGGTCCATATCCTTCATCGGGTGTTGACGCAATCGGTCAGAAGTATGCTGGTCGTCTGTACGGTGGTTCAGGTTCCTTCATTGAAGGTTCCGGCGGTCGTTCAGTAAAGCTGGAAGTTGTGTCGCAAGCTGTTGAAGCTTCAACACGTAAGCTGCAAGCTGGTTGGACAGTCGAAGCTATGCAAGACTTGAAGAGCCAGCACGGTCTCGACCTTGAGTCGGAACTGTCGCAAGTTGTTTCAGCAGAAATTGTGCAAGAAATCGACAGCGAAATCCTGTCTGACCTGATCGCTTTGGCGGGCACGGTTGGTACATACGACTACGCAACGATCGGTCTGGGACCACAGTACCAGCCAGCATACCTCGGCGATCGTTTCGCTAACCTGGGTATTGTGATCAACGCAGTCGCAAACGAAATCGCACGTAAGACACGTCGTGGTGCAGCCAACTTCATCGTTGTTTCACCAATGGTTGTGTCGATCCTGCAATCGGCAGCTAAGTCGGTGTTCGCACCTGCTGTTGCTGGTTCGTTCAAGGGTCCAAACAACACGATGTTGGTTGGTACACTGAACGGTTCGATCAAGGTTTACTCGTACCTGTGGAACCAAGTCTCTGGCTTGGGTGCAGCAGTTAACGACGTGATCCTGGTTGGATACAAGGGTGGCAACGGTGAAACGGATACTGGATACTTCTACTGCCCATACATCCCCCTGATGTCAAGCGGTGTTGTTATCAACCCAGTAACGTTCCAACCAGTCGTTTCGATGATGACACGTTACGGCAAGACAGCGTTCACGCAGTCGGAAACGTCGCTCGGAAACAGCGCGGATTACTACGGAAAGATTAACGTTGCGAACTTCCAGTTTGCATAAGTTTCTCCTATCGGAAGAATCAAAAGGCCACTTCGGTGGCCTTTTTCTTTGTATTGGTGTATACGTCAGTCGTTTTTGAACTTACTCTCCTTATAACAATAAATATCCCATATAACAACTGCGTAAAGGCGAGTTCACTAAAATGCAAAAACTGACATTCAAACAATATGTGGAGAGTAAGGACCAACTGCTGCGTGCAATTGAGAACGTTCCTACTTCCGTTATTGAATATGAGGTTAAGAAGTACTGCTCGCTACCTGTTGGAGAAACCGAAGATGAGAAGTCACTAATCGGGCTTAAACCAAAGAACAAGGTAATTGTCGAATGGAAATACGACAATCCTAACCAACCAACGCCAGAATCAATACGTACTGTTGGTCCTCATGATATTCACGAGGATGAAAAGTTCGCAACATTTTGGTCAGGTGTTAAATTAGCAAAATGGCTTGCAAGACATGCCAACAGGGGAGAACAAAATGGCCACAAAGTTTAATATGATTCAGCAGGCAACAAAGTTGCACAAGACAAATCTACAAGAATCACAAGCAATTGTGGCATACATGGCTGTTGTAGCTGAACAACAGCAAATTACTACGGAAGTTCTTGCAGAAAGTGTAACAAGTTTGCTCGCAAACATCGCTGTTACTGTGCAGGAAGGTAAGCCAATTAAGCTAATGCACCTCAATTCTGTTGCAGCGTTCATGGCAGGTGTTGACGCGATGGCCGACGCGCTCCCTAATTCACAAGACGAAGAAAAGAAGCAGAATACTCTGCGTGTGCTTGCTGTTGCTGGATTGGGCGCTGACGGGTTTGTCAATATGGCAACGATGCCAATTGTTAACCTTGGTGCTCGTAAGGAAGATCTGAAAGCAAAGTACATGACTCTTATTCAAGACTATATGGCTTCTCAACAGAGTGGAAAGCCTAATGGAACTGCACTAATGGCTGCAACCCGTCAACTTCAATTTGCTGTTGATCGTGCAATGCGTGGTGCCTCTTCACCTCGTCCAATTGCAGCCGCGGGTCCTTCACGTACAGGTTCATCACCGTCGCATATGTAACTCACCACTGTTGTTATCAAAAAAGGTCACTCGTTGACCTTTTTTTGTTTCTGGAATATAGTGCGCCCCACTGATACAAATTAGGGGCAGTTAATGACCACACCTGTACAACAATTCGATTTTACGCGATCGTACTTGGATTACGCACTTGCTTCGGCAGATTCGTTTGAATACAAGATGGGGCTATTGGAGCAGATTGAATCAACGATCGAAATAATGTACCAAGTTGGAGCTACGACAATTAAGCCCATTTATTTGATGACTGACGATGACCTTGTACACTAACCCAGGAGTACCGTAATATGCTGACAGAACATTTCATTCCCGCAGAATTAGCTCAACTCAAAGAAGGCATTCGACGATATATCCGATTGATGGGGCTGATTTACGATCCAAATCCACTGGTGTGGAACAAGTGGTTTACTGACGAAGGTGATGTTAAAGCCGCTTTGCGTTCTGTGGCTGATGCAATGAAGGGAACTGAACCAATGATTGGTAAGCGCAAGTACCAAGGCGTTGACTACAATGCTCCTCGTGAAGTCAACAAGCTGCTAACTACGTACTTGACGTCTGGCAAAGATAGTAGCGAATCAGCCCTGCTTAAAAAGCGGAATTTACCAATGTTCTTGCTGGTCATTGAACCGACGATCGCATTGTTTTACAAGTTCGATCACCCTACGATGATTGCGAATGCAGATGCGGTAGTTGAGGATGTGTGCAATTTGGTGGATCAATGCACGGATTACGGTACGTATGACGATGCGCTTGTTGCACAGCATCAGGTATACGCACTGATTCACGAGCGTGAAGCTGAACGTAAGGCAATTGCGGCGGCAAAAAGTCGTCGCAAGAAGTCACGCGACCCTGTTGCAGAACTGATGGCATCACTTGGGCTAAACACCGAAGATGATCAACAGGATGAACACGATGAATTGACGTACGCGTAACAGCAAATCGCCAGCGCTTCCCGAAAATAGTGCCTGAGGCACTATTTTCGTCTCTGACAGATAAATATGCTCAACTGAGGAAAAAGTATGAGCACATTTGATATTGTCACTGACGCACCTGGATTGCTTCGCGCCGAATCGATCAACATTACGTTGAAATTCGATAGGACAGGGCCAACAACTGGTCGTGTTAGTTGGAATATCCCAACACCAGCAGCTGGTTGCACGGCAGAGACACAAGCATACTGTGGTATGGTTGTTACTTTGGATACAAAGGCAGCGGCCGCAGGAAAGAGTCCTGTAAACGGAACAGTGTATAGCTCCGATCCAACCGCTGATTCAAACTTGTTTGCTGGCGATTTGATTGCTACTGCAATGGTAATCGGTGCGTTTTACCAAGACAAGACCACAACATACTTTGATATCACAGGACTAAAAGCAAATACGCCGTACTTTGTGTCAGGATATCCAACTGATTGCCAGTTGCGCTATTTTGCACCGGGTGTTCATGCATATTCAACAGACTATGTCAATCGCGGATCTGATGGAACACACGGCACACAGGTAGTAGTTCTTAACTCCTCTGCGTCAGCAATGGGTGTTCAACCTACTGACTCAACTGGTCTTCTTGCTGCTACACCGTATGATTTGATTGTTCAACTTGGTGTATTGCCAAAGCCAAACAAACCAGTTGATTCGGTTGATTGCAACCCATCAGCTCCGATCTATACACTGACAATTGACGGGTCAACTGCGTCAACATACGAAGAACTTGTTGCTGCTCTCAACCAACAATTCGCTCTGTTATCAGGTGGACCAATAGGCCCAACAGCTCCTAACACTGGAACCTACTATTGGAACGCCTCACAGAAAAAGTTGTTCTTGTGGAATGGATCAGCACACGTAGAAGTACCAGTTATCTACAATGCGACAGATCCAACGCTTGCACCAATTGGTGCATATTGGCTAAACACAACAACGAACGTTCTGTCGATTTGGGACGGATTGGTGTGGACTGCTGTAATTGTAATTGATCACTCTGTCAACCCAGCGCTCCCACCCGCAGATACTTCATACTGGTTCAACGGCACGACTGCGTTCCTTTGGAACGGTACTACATGGTGCCAAGTATCAACAACCGTACAGGCTGCTGATCCATCTTTGGCAATCAATCCTCCTGATGGTTCGTTCTGGTATAATCCAACAGCGGAAACTCTGTACAAGTGGAATAGTTCGCTTGATATGTGGGGGGTGACGACAGCTGTTCAATCGCTCACAAATCCAAATGCCTTGGTAACCGGTACGTTTTGGCTGGAAGAAACATCAAATATCCTGCGTAAGTTTAATTCTCCAAATCCAGGATTCACAGGAAATGAACAGGAAAATGTTTCGTTCTCGGAAATAGCACCAGCTCTGCCAGCACCAGGTAAGTTGTGGTACAATCCAACAACAATGGAGTTGTTTGAGCGTAATTCGCTAAACACACTATGGGTCCAGCAAGACGTGATTGTCTTCCCATTTGATCCTACCGTACGAGCAACGTGTGATGTATGGTGGGATACTACAAATGATCTGTTGAAAGTTTGGAACATATTGACATCAACGTGGGTGACAGTAGCACATTTCTTCCAGCAAACAATCGATCCAGCTGTCGCCCCTGTTATGGTGGAAGGCGCAACGTGGTATGATACTGACACCGGTGTCCTGTATGTGTGGGAAAACAACTGCTTCAAGGTAGCAACGTTCGTCAACTTCCCAACAGATCCAACACTTGTTCCTAACGGAACTGTATGGCACAACACAACAGCAAACACATGGTTTGTTCGGAGCGCAGGATCTTGGTTATTGATCTCTCCAATCAAATCTCTAACAAATCCTCTCGTACCTCCAACTGGCACATTCTGGTTTAATTCAACCAACCAAGGATTAAGCCAGTGGAACGGTGTTGCATGGGTGTCGCTGACATATTCATCAACACCACTAACCCCATCAACAGGAAGTCTGTGGTATAACACAACTACCAGCATGTTGATGACGTGGGATGGATATGCGTGGGTACCAGCAACTCCTATCGCTACTGTTGAGCTTGATTGTAATGGCAATTTGCTGTTCACAGACACTCACATTGGAAGCACGTCGTATGTTGGAATTAACTCCGATAGCTCCTTGCTGTTGGCGCTTGCAACTACGTTTACTGTTCACAACTCTAAACCGGGTGTTGATGGGGTATCTGATGAACCGTCGTACACAGAAATTGGTATTGGTACTGATGGAACAGACTCTGTAAGAAACGCAATTGTCAATGACATTCGGTACGAGCTTGGATATCCAGTTGTTGATGTGGAATTGACAAAAGAGCAAATGGATTATGCTGTCAGTCGTGCTTTGAGTGAGCTTCGCCAGCGTTCTGGTCTTGCATACAAGCGCGGATTCTTCTTCATGGGCATCAAGGCAAATGAACAGCGGTACAATCTGACGAACAAGATATCTGGAATGAACAAGATTGTTGATATTTTGGGAATATACCGACTGACATCCTCGTTCCTTTCATCAGCACACGGCGCAGGTGTGTATGGACAAATTGTGTTGCAGCATATGTACAACATGGGTACCTTTGACCTGTTGAGCTATCACATCATGGCAGACTACACAAAACTGATGGAAATGTTGTTCGCAGCGCGACTGACCTTCAACTGGAACGAGCAAAAACGTGAAGTTTGGATTCATAACAGGTTTGCTTTATCTGAAAAGATGGTATGTATTGAGGCAACAGAAGAACGCACAGAGCAAGACTTGATGACAGATCGTTATTCAAAAGCATGGATTCGTCGTTATGCAACAGGTGTGTGCCGAATTATGCTATCAGAAATTCGTGGCAAATTCTCAACATTACCAGGCGCAAGTGGCTCTGTCACACTAAATGCAGGAGAACTGCGTCAAACAGGCCAGGCAGACATTGATGGATGTATCGCTGATATTGAGTCGTATGTTGCTGATAAGCCAGAAGAATACGGTATGGCAACACAATTCACATTTGGATAAACGTGTTGTGGGTAAGAAAAACACAAATTTATAAAGCACACATATAAATACTCTCACCAAAGATTCTTAATCTTATTTTCTTTCTGGAGACAGCAATGGCACAAGTTCCTGGCGCATTCATTCAAACAGCAGACGTTACGTTCGATAACGCTCTCGATCTCGTTCTACAAGTTGAGGCAAACCCTGGCTTCGCAGTTGTTGACTACGGTGTCCTTCCTGCCGAAGGCGGCACGGCAACTGGTCTCGTCGGCGCAACGACATACACAGCATCAGCCAACGTTGACGGTACTCCTCGTGCAATTTCGATCCTTGGATCAGCTGCACAAACGTTCACGACTCTGATTGCAGAAATCAATACTGACATCTCAACGTGGGCAACAGCAGCTCTGGTTGGTGGCAAGCTTGTTATCACCAGTTTGGCAGCAACTGCTTCATCGTCCGTTGTAATCACTGACGGTTCAGGCTCAACAGCACTGTTCGCAAACGTCAAGGGTGCAAACTTCGGTCTGGTATCAGTCAAGTCGACGCCAGCTGCACTCGTGTATGTTCGCTACAACTCAATGGACGGTGCTCTACAAGATGAGTGGGAAGCAAAGGCAGCAGTTCTGTCACCAACCCAAACGTTCAAGACGTATGCATCTGATGCGTTCACGGTTGCTGGTACAGGCGTTGTTGCTGCATCTCCAATGAGCGTAGCAGCTGCTACGTATGACCTAACAGTTACTGTCAACTCTGTTCCTAAGTCAGTTGCAGTCGCAGTTGTTGGTGGTGAAACATTCGCAACGTTCCTGACAAAGTTCAACACAGCTCTGAAAGTTGCATTCCCTGCACTGACGGCAACTGTTGTAGCTACATCAAACTTGCTGACGTTCAACGTCACAACGAACGTTCCGGGCAACGTTGCAACCGCAGTCCCAGCAGTTACAGCTGGTTCAGTGCTTGACCTCATTGCTGCTCTTACAGCAGTTGCAGCTCCAATCGACTTTACAGCAGCACTTGTTGCTGGTACGGCTGGTACAGAAGGTACTGTTGGTACATCCAGCACGCCAGCTGCATACAAGGCACTTCTGTTGTCGACAAAGGCAAACACAGGCACTCCAATGTGGACACTGATCCCACCAGGCGCGTTCTTCACACGCCGCGGAACTAAGCCAGCAGCACGTGGTAATGCACGCCTGGTGAACGTGTACTACAACGGTTCAGCATGGGTTGATTACACAACTGACCTCGCAATTGCATAACCTGTGTAATCGCTTCCTCATAAATAACCCGAGACGTCAAACTCTCGGGTTATTTTCATTTGGGGCAAAGGATTCATAGTGACTGATTGCGTAACAAAACCATCTGGCGAAATTTGCCCGCCTGCATCAGGCTGGGCTTCTTGTCGTCCTTGGGATATGTCCCAACAGACGCGTATTTCGTGCTACGCGGACAGTCTAATTGAAGAGTCATTGCAGATTGCCGGCGCGCAAGTCAATGTGTATAAGTTGTTGGGCGTACACGAACAAACGAAGCTGGTTGACTTGACAAGCGATGGTACACCAATTTCTGGTGGATCTGCTCCCAACTATCCAGCAAGCAATGCTTTCACCACATACGCGAACGAGTGGCGTTCAAAGCAAACAGGAGCTGCTGCAACCGTTGCATCCGCGTATATCGGCTATGATTTCGGTGTTATCAAGTTGCCAAACGGTAGACAGCGATACGGAGTTGATGCTCCCCTTCGGCAACACATAACAGCGATTAAAATCAAGCAAAGCAGCAATCCTATCCGGCGTGTAGCAAAAGTTCGTGTTGAGCGGTCTGAAAACGGAACGGAATGGTACGGCGTCGCTGTGCTAACGCTACCAAATGATGATGTTCTCAATACATTGCATTTTAAGCACTCTGTGCCAATGCGGTTTTGGAGGCTTCGTCCAATTGGTTTTGTTGGAACAGAATGTGACAGCTGGGGTGTTCAGGCGTTAGAGATGTTTGACTACTCTTTGACGCACATCAGCAACATTCAAGACAAAATCTTGATGGAAAATCGCGACCGTAACTATGCTGAAACAGCTGTCCTGTTAAAAGGATACTACGAGCTTTTGAGTGTGGCAACGGATCTAACACGGTTTGGTATTGAGATCCCAACAGCGAACTATCAGATTCGAGTCAATTTTAATGCCGCAGTGGCAAAGCTCGGCCGCCCTGTTGTGATTGGTGATATTATTGAACTGCCAAGCGAAACCCAGTACACAACCGACCTGCGTCCAATCAAGCGGTACCTTGAAGTAACTGATGTGACGTGGGATTCTGCGTCGTATACGCCTGGTTGGATGCCAACAATGCTAATGTTGACAGCTCAACCTGCTCTTGCCACCCAAGAAACACAAGATATCTTCGGAGACCTTGCCCAAACAGTTGATACGTCGGGATTGTTTAGCACGGATGACGGTAACAATCAAAAGTATCAAGACTTCTCCGCTGTTGATCAAACGATCAAAGCAACGGCTGCGACACAAGTACCAGAGCGTGGAAGCGAAGGATCAAACACAATTCGTGAGTTCACGGAAGCGGAACTTACACAAGCTGGCATAGATGGATTCCCTCATTTGAACAAGTTAGGTTTCAACCGCAAAGGATTGTACGTTGAAGATGCAATCCCTCAAAATGGTGATCCATACACAGAATCGACAATCCTTCCTGCAACCGCAGCCAATGGTGAATACCATCGCCTTGTGTATGAAGGCACTGCAAAAGATGTTCCAGCTCGCTTGTATCGTTGGTCAACTACAAAGAATCGTTGGATATATCTGGAAACCGACCGTCGTCGGCAATTCAATGATCAAAAAGTAAGACTTGATGAATATACAACCAGCCCGACCAAAACGTCGGCCCGAAAGGTAAAGTAAAATGGCATACCGTCGTGATGGATACTACTATGACCAACAATTGAAGAGCTACATTCTTCAATTTATGGCTATTTTCTCTGGATTGCAAGTGCAAATTGGGAAATGGAACGACAAAGATGAGCGTCTAATTTCTGTTCCTATTCACTATGGTGCACAAGACCGGGTTGTTGCTTCGATTCTATCCGATAATACCCAGAATAAACCACTTCGTCTGCCAGTAATGAGCGCGTATTTGCGAAACCTTACAATGGCGAATGGACGGATGGCTGGCACAGGTACGGAGCGTCGGAAAGCATATATTCCCGTTGGTGGCCTGATCCCCGATGACATCGAAGTGATTCACCAGCGCCGTCCAGTTCCCTATGATCTGGATTTGGAGTTGTCGATTTACGCCAGCAATACTGATCAACATTTTCAAATTCTCGAACAGATTCTCCCATTGTTTGATCCACAGTTAAACATTCAACTATCAGATGCTCCGTTTGATTGGACACGACTGACCCATGTGTTGTTAACTGGCTCACAAATGGATAGCCCGTATCCAATTGGAGTAGATCGCCGCATTATTCAAAGCACATTGACGTTTTCAATGCCAATTTTTGTTGATACTCCTGCTGATATTCGTAAGGACTTCATTCAAAAAATCTTTATGCGAATTGGTGCTATCAGCACCGGTACGGACATCACTGATAGTTTCGAGATCATTGGTGATCTCGACGGTCAAAATATTCCTTACGAGCTGGTACAAGATGCAACTGATCTAACAGTTAAGTAAAATTGAGAGTTATTTGGGACCGCTGGATAAATATCTATAACCAATCTTCAATTGACAGGAGTGTCAGATGGCTAACCTAGTTTCCCCCGGTGTAAGTGTTACAGTAACGGATGAATCGTTTTTCATTCCTGCTGCTGCTTCGACCGTTCCCTTGATCTTCATCACAACAGCTGATGAAAAAAAGCAACCAAATGGAATTGCTGACGCCGCTGGTACGTTTGAAAGCAACGTAATTCGCACTGTTACTTCATTGAAGCAAAGCACAGAACTGTACGGCATTCCTCGCTTTCTTGCTGATAGCAGCGGAAATCAACAACACGGCGATGTTCGCAATGAATACGGCGTATTTGCTCTGAATCAATTCCTCGGAGTTGGCAATCTGGCATATGTTGTTCGTGCAAACGTCAACTTGAATGACAACCTCACAGACATTCGTGTGATGTGGGATACAAAGATGCAAGAAGCAGCATACGTGCTGGAAAACTTGGTCAATGCGTATTTGAATGAATACAACCACACAAACGGCTTTATTCCAAGTACTGTCAATGCTATCAATACACAGTCAACAACTCGTATTGCAACACTTGGCTCCGTCGTTGGTGGTTCGTTGTATACGGACGGCACATACACGAACGTTCCACTAACGGGTGGAACGGGAACAGGTGCGAAGGCAACGATTACTGTTGCGGGTGCGGCTGTTATAACAGTAGTGCTAACCAGCCACGGTTCAGGATATGCCGGTGGTAACTCATTGACAGCATCTGCTGCTCTGATTGGTGGCACGGGTTCAGGATTCTCTGTTCCTGTGGCTACAATTGGTGGACTGGTTGGTGGTACACTGTACTCAACCGGCACATACATGAATGTCCCATTGACAGGCGGTACAGGCACGGGCGCAACAGCAAACATTACTGTTGCCGGTGGTACTGTAACGATCGCAACGCTGGTAAACAAGGGTTCAGGGTACAGCGTTGGCGATACGTTGTCTGCGTTGAGTTCAAACGTCGGTGGTCCAGGTGCTGGATTTAGCATTGGTATTGCAACCCTCACATCGTACAAACAAACTGTTGATCAAACAGCATTCTTGTCACTGGCAGCAACTGCTGATGCATTCATTTGGCAAATGTTCTCGTTCAAGAACTCACAAGCGTCATTTACTAATGATTTCACATCTGCTCCAAAGAACATCTATGCAAATGGATACTCTGCTCCTGCAACAGGCCTGTTTATTGGACTGACTGGTGATGCGGCTGATTGGGTTTCGAATGTGACTGGTAGTGTTGTTGGTACAGAATGGACAGCAGCAGAAGCATCTTCAACGTTGCTTGGTGCAGCCGATTCGTTCAAGTACACAGCTGAATTCCTGAATCAAACCAGCCTTGGTGCTAATGATGCAGCACGCCGTGTTGCTGTTATTACAGCGCTTGCTGCATCGATCAACAGCAATACTGATATTCGCTCTGAAACGTACGAGTTCAACTTGATTCTGTGCCCTGGTTTCCCAGAGCTCGTTGACGAAATGATCAACTTGCGTGTAGACATTCAAGACGAAGCATTCGTAATTGGTGATGTTCCATTCGACAAGACACCAGAAGACGTTGCACTTTGGGCAGCTACTGTATCACGCCGTACTTCACCAGGCTTGGCATACTACTACCCACACGGGTTTGCTTCAAACCTCGACGGAACAGACGTATTTGTTGCCGCATCTGGTATCGCTCTGCGCACAATGGCATACAGCGATGAAGTATCCGAGCTGTGGTTCGCCCCAGCTGGTACACGTCGTGGCTTGGTATCTGGTGCTTCAAACATTGGTTATGTGACAGGTACACTTGGCACAGCAACAACGTTTAATGAAGTTGCTCTTAACCAAGGTCAACGTGATAACTTGTACAAGTACTTCACAAATATCAACCCAATCGTGTTCTTCCCAGGACGCGGCATTATTGTGTGGGGTCAAAAGACTTCTGCGCCTGATGCTTCGGCACGTGACCGTATCAACGTAGAGCGTTTGATTGGTTACATCCGTCGTCAACTACGTAAGAACACAATGTCGTTCATCTTTGAACCGAACGACCAACTAACACGTGATAACCTGAAAGCAACAGTTGATGGCTTCCTCGGAGATTTGATTGTCAAGCGCGGTCTGTATGACTTTGCTACGGTCTGCGATGAGTCCAATAACACGCCTGATCGGATTGACCGGAATGAACTGTACATCGACATCGCTTTGAAGCCTGTTCGTGCAGCTGAATTCTTGTACATCCCAATCCGCATTGTTGCGACCGGCGCACAAATCTAATCTAAATAGCCATACAAGGAGATAAGTGTGAGCACAATCAACGATATCGGCATCCCAGGCGTAGGTTCAGGTATCCTACATCCAAAGCAAAAAAACCGCTGGCGTGTAACGTTTGCTAATATGGGCGGCGGCACTGACAGCCAACCTGTATCAATGCAAGCGATTAACATCAATCGTCCAAAGTTGACATTCGCAAAAGTTGAACTTCACCGTTACAACTCTGTGTCGTATGTTGCAGGAAAGCACTCGTGGGATCCAATGGCTCTCACAGTTCAGGACGACGTCACAGGTTCAGCTTCACAAGTAATTCAAGCACAACTGCAAAAGCAACAGTGGTTGATTGGTGCAGAAGGCCAATGGCTTGCAGCAGCTGGTGAAGGTTCAATCTACAAGTTTGTTACATATCTCGAAATGCTTGACGGCAACGATCAAGTTACCGAGCGCTGGACAATGGAAGGCTGCTGGTTTGAAAACGTTGACTGGACAGAACTTGACTACTCAACAGCTGACCCAGTAACAATTGTTATGTCAATCAGCTATGATCACGCACGCCAGAATATTGGTGGATATGCGCAAGGTCAAGGCATCGCTTCTGGTGGTGCTGGTAAGATCGGTTAAGCCTGATCACGATTGTAGAAAAGCACGCTTCGGCGTGCTTTTCTTTTAGTGTTTGCTGTGCATAAATAAGTACGTTACCCAGAGGAATTAACATGGCTGATCCACGTACCTATACTGTCAAACAATGCGAACCTGCTTATCTACAAAAGAGTGGAGCAGGAATTGCAGGTTCGACTGCTGACCGTCGCGACTTCTTCAACTCCATAGGGAAGATTGGTGACCTGCAAGTGTTGAATAGCATTGGCGGCGGGAATATAGGCAAGGGACTGCGTAATCTTAACAGCATTTCAAACTCAATTCGTGTTGGAACCGGCGCCCTTCCAACATCTATCGGAACATCAATTGACACAGGTGCAAACTGGGTCCTGCAACAAACAGGAATTGCACCAACAGTGGTTAATATGTTGCGTCCTTTGAATCCAGCGATTGCAAATCAAGCATATGGACAGGCAAAACAAGTATACTCCAAAGTTAAGGCGGGAAATTTCAAGACCACTGATATTCCTTCTGCACTACAAGACTTTCAAAATTTAGAGCGGTTAGGGCGCAATATTTTTACCCCCGGCGCAGGTGATGCACAAACAGCACTTGGTGAACATTGCGAGGCTTCTCCATACGCAGTTGACCTGATTGCACGTGCTCCTAAATTCAAGTTCTTGTTTGTTGTCCAATTTATTCCCGATGCAGGATACGGCCCACTTGGCGATCAAGACTTTGGTCCACTTGATATGGCATTTACTGTCAAGCGATCGTCACGTCCAAATATCAAGTTTCACCACGAAGATGTGAACTATTACAACTTCCGCACCAAGGTGGTTACAAAGACAGAGTTTGATGAAATGAACATGTCATTTCACGATGATACAATGAATGTTGGTACACGGTTCTATCACTCATACATGCGAGCAATGTCACCAATCACTGGAATTGAAGCGTCAGGAGCCCAGTCAGATATGCTGGAACAGGGAGGTATGGATTTCGTTGACAATACATTAAGCGCTAATCAAATCATTAACCAAATTGCAGCAAGTAAGTATGCAGCCTCATCAGGAACGTTGGTTAATGATCGTAAGCAAGTATTCAGTGAAATTCGTATCTATCACCTATTCGACAACGGCAATCGGATGAATGTTTGGCGTTTTTTCAACCCACGAATCTCTGCGCTAAATTTGGATGAATTGGACATGTCTGTTGGCAACGAAGGGTCAGAATTATCTCTCACGTTCAACTATGACAGCGTATTCCTTGATCCAGATGTATCCCTTGCATCTGCCAATAAGTATAACCTCAAACAAACACAACGTGGTGGAGTGTATCCTCTTCGCTACAACGGGAATGCAACGAAGGGTAATAGTCCAATTGACGCAGTTACTAACATTGGTTCAAGTGGATCAGCAGCAGACTTGCTTGGACCTCTTAAAAATGCATCTAATCAAGTTGCCAGCTTGGGTAAATCCGCTGTTGCATCTGTTGCTGATCTTGGAACGAAATTCAGTAAAGCGATTACGAGCCTTCCGTTTGGTGGTAGTGGTTAATCATGGCTGGCAGTAGGTTTTCCCAAGGAAAATATACTCCAATCAATCCACACAAGTATGTTGGTGATGTGGATAAGATTCGGTTTATGTCGTCGTATGAACTTGCAACACACAAGTTTTTTGATGGAAACGAACGAGTCCTTCGCTGGTCAAGCGAAGAAATAGCAATTCCATACTTGAAACCCACTGACAATCGTGTGCATAAATACTATCCGGATTACTGGGTAGAATACATCAACAAAGATGGCGTAATCATACAGGAAATCATTGAGGTTAAGCCAGCAGCTCAAACACAAGCACCGCGCAAAAACCACAAACATGCTCTGTATGAACAACTGATGTTTGCTGTTAATGTTGCAAAGTGGCAAGCGGCCCAGTCGTTTTGTAAGGCTCGAAATATATCGTTTCGAATCATCACAGAGAAGACGATTTTCAAATGAACATTACCACACAACAAAAGCTCGTCGATCATCCTCTGGAAGATATCTTTGACATTGAGTCGGGTACAACAATGGTTGAGTACAAAGAAGTACTCCCAGCAGAAGTTGTGTCAATGCCTACGTACGATGCGAAAGATGACGAGATTGAAGTCAAATTGGAAGAGATTTATACTGTTGCAATGGGACAAGTCAGCGTTATCAGCGATGAACTCGAACGCGTTGAAGGTAAGTTCAAAGCACGAATGGGTGAAGTGACAGCAACAATGTTGAACGTAGCTCTTGGTGCTGTTCGTGAAAAGTCTGTGCTAAAAATGCACAAAGATAAGCTAACTCCAATTCCTGGAACTGCTACACATACAACCAACAATAACCTGATTGTTGCTGACCGGAACGAGATCCTCCGGGCACTCCTCGATAAGACCAAAAGGTAACCCTACCTTTTATGCGGGTAAATACCTGCATGGCCAAATCCAAAAACCCATTTCTTAAACGTGCGAACGAGCAGTATGAATATACTGCTGAGCAGGTTATGGAGCTTTCCAAATGCATGGAAGATCCAGAGTACTTCATTGACAAGTACTGCCAGATTCAAACAGCAACGGAAGGCTCAATTCCGTTCTCTTTGCGTCCGTACCAGCGAAATATTGTCCGCACGTTTGCTGACAACCGACTCTCGATTGCATTAGCACCACGGCAGATTGGTAAGTCGTGGATTGCAGGTGCGTTCCTGCTTTGGTTTGCAATGTTTAAGTTTGAACAAACGGTGGTGATTGCGTCAAACAAGAACGACAACGCAATGGAAATGATCCACCGCGTCCGGTTCATCTACGAGCGTCTTCCACACTGGTTAAAGCCAGGCCTGATGGAAGACGGATGGAACAAGCACAGTGTAGGGTTTGATAACGGAAGCCGTATCATCTCGCAAGCAACGTCTGTTAATACTGGTCGTGGTCTTGCAATTTCACTGCTGTTCCTGGACGAATTTGCATTCGTACGAGACAGCGTTGCGGAAGAGTTTTGGGGTTCTGTTTCACCTACACTTGCAACCGGTGGACGATGTATCATCTGTTCTACGCCAAACGGCGATACGAACAGATTTGCGCAGTTGTGGCGTGGTGCGAACATTCCTTCGACAGAAAATCCAAAGATTGGTGTCAACAACTTTGCTCCCATTGAAATCATGTGGAATGAGCCACCAGGCCGTGATCAAAAGTTTAAGGATGCTGAAACTGCAAAGATTGGTGAAATTCGCTGGAAGCAGGAATATGAATGTCAATTCCTATCAAGCGATCCGTTGCTGGTAGACACCGTTGTCCTGGCAAACCTAACAGGCATTGTAGACCGGATCAAACCGATCGGCGTATCAGGAGAGATTGTATTCTACAAAGAACCTGTTGCGAATACTGTGTACCTGATTGGAATGGACGTTGCTACGGGGTCAGGGAGCGACTTTACGACAATAGTTGTGTACGACTTCCCTGCATTGGAGCAGATTGCAGAGTTCCGCTCCAACACAATGTCATCCGTTACTGGCTACCACATGCTCAAAAAGCTACTGCGCATCTTTGAGAAAGCAAAGGGAACGGTGTACTTCTCCGTTGAAAACAACGGGGTCGGCGAAGGAATCATGGCGCTGTATGAAGCAGATGAAAATCCACCTGAAACAGCAGAATTTGTCTCTGAAACAGGTCAGAAGCGCAAGGGAATGACGACGACTGGCAAGTCAAAGATCAAAGCATGTATGACATTCAAGGAAATGGTTGAGCGTGACAGCATCAAGATCAGGTCAAAAGCACTGATTGCAGAGATGAAGCACTTTGTTCGTTCAAAGGGTTCTTATGCTGCAAAGACTGGTAGTACAGACGACTTGATCATGGCTTCATTGATCGTTGTCCGTCTGCTTGAAGAGATTTCAACATTTGACCAAGACGCGTACGACAAACTGTACTCACACGCATACATTACCGAGGCACCAAGTGAGTACGACGACAGGGACAACGGATACGGTATTGTAATGGGTTGACTTTTTAATGTGTTTCGGTTACTATGAGGGTAACTTTTAGGGATACATGTATGGAACACCAGATCGATTACCGCTCAACTTTCCTCGGCCAGCGCGATGCCTTGGCACAATTTCCTATGTTCGAGCGGATGAAGCGCACCGTTGAGGATAGTCCTTGGCATCGCGAAGAGAACGTATTCGTTCATACGATGATGGTTGTTGACCAGTATGTTCGCATGGTTGATGCAAACTGCGAACACTACTCTGAACCGTGGTCGCGCCTTGACTACCTCGGCGCAATGGCAGCACTGTTTCACGATACGGGCAAGCCGGCAGCTGAAATCAAGAAGCACAGCGAAGCCCGTGGCGATTACCGTGCTTACCACGGTCATGAACTGTTGTCTGCACGGCTGTTTGAGACGTATGCTGCTGCTCGTTTTCCGCTGTTCTCCGCACAAGACATCGTAACTGTGTCGTTCATCATTGAACATCACATGCCTTGGTCTGTTGAAGACAAGGAAAAGCGTCGCAATCTTGCACTGACTGCGAACCACTACTGTGGTGCAGAAGTGTTTGTTCGTCACTTGCTTGCTGATCAATACGGCCGGTTTTCTGATGACCAGCCTGCGAAAGTCAAAATGGCTGATGATTGGGTATCTAAATTTATGGAGTTAGCAGCTACGGTACGCATGCCAGATAATGGCGAAAGGTAAGGTGGATGTACTTCCCGATAAATACGTCTATCGGAGGAATACATTATGACACCAAGTCAACGCTATCGTGAGAAACACAAAGAACGTCTAAACGCTGCCGCCAAACAATGGCGTGAGAATAACCGAGAACGATTCCTATCAACGCATAGAGCCCTTCGTCACACTGATGAATACAAGCAACGTGAAAAGGCGAGAACTGTTGCCAGTCGACGGTCCGGTTCGCTAAAGTTTTCTCTGCAAAAGGCACGTCAACGAGCCAAGGAAAATGGGTGGGAGTTTGACCTTGACCTAGTCTACCTTCAAGATATTTGGACAGGGATATGTCCGATTTTGAATGTTCCGTTGTCTCTGGGTCAAGAAACTGGGACAATATCGGAACTTCATCAAGGAAGCCTGGACCGACTTGATAGTTCAAGAGGATACGTGAAGGGCAATGTCCATTACATCTCCTTTCGAGCAAATAATATCAAAACGGACGCTACTTTTGACGAGTTTGAACAAATCTACCTATGGTGGAAGGAAAAGCGAAATGAGTAATGACCACATGTCAGTTCCTGTTATGTATATGCCCGTGGGTCCAAGCGGATGTGGCAAAAGCACGTACTTGGCAAAGTTGCGCGAAACCATTCCTGATATCAACGTGTTCTCTCTGGACGCGCTGCGTCACGAATGGTACGATACTGATGACTACCACAAGGCGTACGAAGGCTCTGTTGCCGATAAGGGATTTGAAGCAAAGGCGAATGCCCGGTTTCATTCCCAGGTCAAGGAACGTCGTACGATGTATATCGACAATACGAATCTGTCGGCTCGCCGCCGTAAGATGTACTTGGAAGGTGCTCGTAAGAACGGCTACAAGACGGTTGCTGTGCTGATGCCAATCAGCCTGGATGTACTGTTGAAGCGCCGCACTACTCGCGGTGATAAGGTCGTGCCTGAATCGGCTGTTCGTCAGCACTACAATGCGCTGCAAGCTCCGATGCTTGGTGAGTTCCACGAGATCATCGTGTCTGACCATAACCTTGTCAAGTAAAGGACTTATGTGTAGCTGCATAAATATGTGATTGATACAAAGGTCACATATGCTATCACAAGCTACATTCGGTCCGTATTGGGCCATACGGACTGTTGCTGGTCCGTGTCCACCATATTACCTGTCACCGTTCCCGTGGACAACGGGTGTATTTCTTCCATTCACCCCTGTACCAGGCGTCCCCACATTTTTCGATGACGACACGCTTGATGGTGTAAGCATGAATGTCAATTTGGGTGGTGATCCAAGTGTGTGGACTAATCCGCCAGTATTACCAGCCACGAACCTCGGCGTATTTACCGACTTGGGTGTGTCAGGGCCATATACGGGGTTTTCTCTCGACTACGGGATATACTCCCCAGGCTCTAATCTTGTAACAACTAACTATGTTGCCCTCTATCAACTGACAAATCCTGTGGTTGGTGCTTGGTATGCAGGCAAAGGTGGAAATGGTGCTGGAACGATTCTGATGCCGCCAGGCCTGTCTACGTTCCCAGGCATGGCTGCTACGGCAGCGTGGTCTAAATCTCCGTACATTCAAGCAATTAACAATAATCTACCGATCTTATATGAACAGTGGTTTGATAACAATCCAACCCGTGCAAATCCATTGATAGCGTATAGCAACTACACGCTATGGAATGATCAACCAAATGTAGTCCCATATATTTCCGGAGGTGTATCAGTTCGTCGGTTCAACTTTGGAATATTTGACGTAACGACTGATGTGGCAACCGCCACAGCTGCTGATACACTTGCGGGTGCTCTGTTTGGCATCAATCCTCTAAACTCTGCTGAAATCATTGTGGAGATTGTATTTAACCGAGTGGTTGTGGCGACGGAAACGTTCACCGGGACAGCTACAAGTGTCACCGGATTTGTAGAAACAGCGGGCGGTAGTTACACACCTGCCGTTGCAGGTTTGCTGGCCGGTACGATCAATGAAATTGATGTTGGATGGTCAGGCGGTGGCTCTGGGTCTTTATACCATGCTTCAGCTACTGCTGAGAATATTGATTTCTTTGACGCGTGGCGTACAAAATGGGCGTGGTATGTTGATTACGATAACGGTCTTGGTGCTGGCGTTCCTGATGTCAACAACCCAATCGGCGCCCGTATGCCATGTATGTTTACTCATCCTGGTTGGGCTGTTCCGTGTCCTCCTGCGGAACTTACATACACCCCAGTTAATGTGAGTGCACCGTTAATTCTTCAAGACACATTTACAGGATCTGGATATCTTGCCTACCCATTCTCAGGTTCTCATACAGGCGAAATTGGGGCAGTGTGGGTTGGATACACAGGGGCAGGTGTTCCTGCCCTATCTGGCGATTCCAACTTTTATCCAACAACCCTCTCTGGGGGTACGGTGGTATTTGATGGATATGATTCATGGTCATATCACTCGTCGGGTGTTATTCCTGGTGCGGGCGTTGAAATTATTGTTGTGTTCAATCTCCAAACAGCAAATGATGGCGCATTTGTTGTAACAACATCACCCGTATTGACAGGAAACTTGTACGATGATTCACTGCGCACAGGAACGACTGTTCGGGTGGTAAATACAACTAATGCAATAAACAGCCGCATAGAAGTTAAGCCATACACTGGTGCAAGCGTAACTACTGTTGCGATTCCTGCTGCTGTATCTTCCGTTGCTCGCACATTGCGCATTCGGTCTGGACCCGCAGGCGTTCAGGTGTCGATCGACGGGATTAAGTACTTTGGTAACGCAACCAGCACGAATAACTCGGGACGTACAATCAATGTTCGTGCAGAGGGCGTAACTAATGGACCTACAACGCAGTTTGACTTAATCACAGCAAGGCCAACTCTATCATGACCTTCTTTTTACTTCGTGGGGAACGTATCCTTCAACAATTGGAAGAGGCTTCTTCCGTTCCTGATTTGGAACAAAACATTGTTCAAGCGTTCCCTAACACCCGCAAGCGCCAGCATGCAACCGGTGAAGTTGTTGTGTCTAATGTGCAGTATATGCCGTACATTGGTATGAAGATGTTGCACGTCAAGTCTTTGTCAGCCAGTAACGGCCATCAGTACCAACAAGCGTTGCAGTTTATGAAGGTTCAGTTCGAACCGGAAGATACCGAATCTAATGCAACGTTCCAAGCGAGTGATGGAGAGGATTATCACGTCCAGCCGCTTGCACTTACCGGACATACAGTCAAGGTGCGTTGTAACTGTTTGGACTTCCACTACCGCTTTGCAAACTACAATGCACAGGATAAATCACTTGTCGGGAAACCGCCGCCATTGTATCAACGCAAGACAAATCGTCCACCAGTCAATCCAGACCAAGTTCCTGGAATGTGTAAGCACCTTTTGAAGCTGGTTGAAATGCTTCGCCGGTACGGACTTGTTCAGTAATTACTGACCTGATAGGATTTCTTTCACCTTGGCTGCTTTTGATGCTTTTTCAGCCTTTGCAGCAGGCGAATCGATACCTTCAATCACTGCCTTACCGTCTTTGCCACGCTTGAACAAGGTGCCTTGTGTTGTTGGTTTTTGAGCGGATCCACCAATCGTGCGGCTGACGATGCCTTCTGCAACGCGCTTTGGATCAAACTCTTCGTCATCACCTTCTTCGCCGCTTGGCTCGTTATTTCCACGCTGTGGTTCAGGATCAGTTGTTTCCCCAGGAAGAACCGATGAGCTGATGTCTGATAAACGAGTATGATCAATGTGTTCGTCATCCTTCGTTGCGTTCCCAATCTTGACGCTGCTTTGTGTTGGTTCTTCTTCTGGCTTCAATAGTCCATTAGTTGGTGCATACTGTCCAGTAATTGTTGCAGCACTTGCCGCCTCTGATACCTTCTTTTCAGGTTTTGCTGGCTTTTCATCATCCTGCTTTACAGTAAATGACGTTGTCACAGTTGGCTTTGCGCTTACTACTGGTTGGAATTTAACAGACGGATTTGTGATCAATTGAACTGTGCCTTCGGCTGGTTCAAAGTAGTAACCATCAACAATGACTTCAACGTGAAACGGAACGGTCGTCTTTGTGAAGTGTGACAGAGGAGGAATCTTTACAGACCACTTAACCCCTTCGACTTTTACACATTCAAACGTGCATAAGTACTCGTCGCATCCGCTCATAACGAAGCGCACAATGGGTGGCTCCGATACCTCCGAGCCTTGCACGGATACTTCGAACTCGATTTCGCATGCTTTTGCTGGGTTGATTTTGATTGTTGGTTCGCTCATTGATTTTTCCTCGTGAGCAGGTATTTATTCTTTGTTGAACACAGCCGTAACTTTGCGAGCTGCACGGTGGACACTTGATACGCCAACAGACAATGCGGCGGTTGTTTTGTTGATGAAATGTATCGCTTGAACTGCAATCTTTGCACGTTTTTCAGGAATCAGATAGCTCTTTGTCCATTTCTTTTCCTTGATTCGCACTGTAACTACAATCGCTCGGGTATTCTTCTTGCGTAGTTGTGCTTTGGGCCAAGGAACATAGATTCCTGGATGAATTGCATAGCTTCCACCACCTCCACCTGCACCACCGGTTGGAGGTGGAGTAATGCCAACAAAGCACTGCCACGCTCCCATACCACCAAGTAACAATCCACAACACGCAGACGTCCCCAATCCACCCGTGATTAGTGGACTGTAAGCTGTGGTGAATATACCATTACCAGGAATTTGTGGAGGGATGACGGGTGGAGTGCCGTCATTATCAGCCAGGTCAAACCGAGCTTTGACCAACCACCGTGCAAGCCCGCCCAATCCCTTGGTAATAATTGAGCGTATGGACATATGTTATCTCACAGTGTTGGGATGCGTTCGTAGCTTTCTACAACACTTGGGTTTCCGCTGGCATCTTTCAAGTTAAATACTTGGATTGGTGTGACACCGTCGTTATCGTACACAATCAATGTCTTTGCGGTTGTGTCAATTTTTGTACGGTTCTTATCGTACTTCAAGATCGTGTTGACCATCGTTTCAATGCTAACAACAGACACTGCAATTGCTGCCGTATCAGCTTTTGTGAGGTTCAGTTTTTCACCGGTTGTACCTGATGTCATATGAGATAAGGCAACCTCTTCCCATACCTTTGAAGCAACGTTTGGTAATGTTCCTGTCGTTGTTGCAGGTGTTGCCTGTGTTCCGTCTAATCCCAACCGGAAGCGAATTTGTTCACGTTCTGGTGATGTCCAGTCGCTGGACCCACCGCCTGAACCAGCTGAATTCAGTTTTTCACCTGTCGTCCCAGCACCCAAGTGTGCTGACATTGATGCATCCCACACAGCATTTGCCACATCAGCCGGTGTTCCTACGCCTCCGGACGTAACAACGATAGATGGGGATGTTGATTGAGAAATCACAAGCTGTGTGAATGCTGTTGGATACACAGGACTAATAGGCAATGAATTTGCATCAACAGCAACAATGTCGCCAGCCGCGATTTGACACTGAACATATGCAGGACCTGGGCGTGCTCCAAAAGCAATCTGCGCATTTTGCAGGGTTACAACGATACCTGTGTAGAAGTCAGCGAATCCGTCGTTATACAAGAACGTTTTACCAGCTGTATCTACAATCTTTGGATATATGATGTTTTCCGCTTCAAGATAGCGAATTGTATCAACCAAATCTTGAACTGTCACTGACACCAGCGGCGGCGGGATTAGCACGATTCGCGGGGAAGCGTCAAAGTCAATCGTGATGGTGGATATTAGAGCCATTCTCTACCTTATCGTGCAGGCGATGCGTCAATAATTAGCTCTGTTGGACGAGCCATATCTTCTTGCAACACCTTGACGACCTTATGAAATGTTGCAATGTTTTCGTCTTCGCGCTTGATTGTTGCTTGAAACAAGTGAATATTGTCCACTAATCGCTCGATATTCGCCAGCATTGAAGCAGAATCATATCGTGGTCGCTTACCTGAATCAACACGCTCGCCATCAGCCTTCATCAGCAGCTCCAACTCAACAATACCAGCCTGCTCTTTTGCGATATGCGCTGCCAAATCTTCTTTCGACCGGTAGCATTGATCTACCTTCCTGTATATTTGCTGGATATCACCCAAGATTTCTGATTCAGTCGCCATGTTTTTTCCTTTGTTGGGTATTTATCTTCAACGTACGGGGTAACAAAAAAGGGACCGAAGTCCCTTTTTTCTTTGGTCACTTTGAAACTTACGTGATGATTGTGTCTGTTGACCTAATCGCTGATACTGTAAGACCGGTTGATCCAACAGATGTACTTTGTTCAAAAGGTAGAATATTTCGAGCCTGCCGTACGCGAACAAGTACGTTGATGTCTGACGTGTAAATCAGTGAATTGCTGATTGATGTACCAGCAGCAATGTACGAGTCAATAATTGGGACATACACCTTGTCAGTATTTGCATACGTTGTTGCCAATGTATTGAATGAGATCACATTGCCCACACCAGACCAGTTACCAAGTGTAACTGTACCAAATACACGAACCCAGATGTGAGTTGTGTCTTCAATCTTAACAATTGAACCATTTGACAATGTCGTGGTTGGTGTGCCAGATGCGGCTGTGAACACCATATCACCAACAGATACTTGCGCTGTTGAGATTGCAGTACCAAGTGTTACACGAAGCAAATTACCACCCGTGTCGGCTGCGTTTGTCTTGCTGTTCCAATATTGAGCGGCAGTTGCTGTTAGAGCAGCACCTTGACCAGTTGTAACTGGTGACAACGTGAACGTTGTGCCCGTCCACGATGCATACCTGTAACGATGTTCTTGTGTGACACCAGCAGAAATCGTTTTAACAATACGCAGGAATCCTACTTGTGGTTCATCCGTTGCAATAGCTGTACGAGTACCCGAAGTGACAACAATTGTTGTACCACCGGACGCTGCAACAGAAGGCATTGTGTACGATGCCTTATCCACAACACCAACAACCGCCCGAGTAGCAAATACACCAGCAGCATCACCAGCAGTGAGACCAGTGATCGACACTGCAATGATGTTTGGTGGAACCTGTGTTGTTGCATCAAGAGCCGTCAACTGATAAGCTTGAATGTCACCAGCAGCCAAATTTGCACGTAGGAACATAACACCAGGCGCAGCAAAGAACTTGCCACCAGCGAATGTACCATATGGATTTGGCTTGATAGGTGTAAATGTGTTAACACCTGTTGGAACCAATGCATTGGTTCCGTCAGTAATTGACGATGCGTTGAAGGAACCACGTACGTTTCTCAACAGAACAAACTTGGTGAAGCCACCAGCTTGTGCAACGGCATTAGCGTTGTCGTGAGCAACAACTGTACCAAATGCACCTGTTGCTGCTTGGAATACTACTGTGCCTGCTGCATATGTACCAAATCCAGCTGATGTGTACGTGAGAATCGTTTCCGCACCAATATACCGTTCGCCGTTGATACCGTTGTTATTGGTTGTATCGAGTGATCCCCGGCGTGTGATGAACTTCGTCCATTCATACATATTGGCCAATGGATACAGGTTGACACCCGGATCAATCCGGATACCGTACAATTTTGAGCCGTTACCGTTGTTAATGTCGTCCGTAAAGGCGCCAAACGATACTGACATTCCTGTCAAGTTTGCTGGGTTGAACGTTGCGTTTGAAGTTATAGGTGCAGTGCTGAAAGCAGTAGCAGTAGCAGTAGATACGGCGCCTGTAACAGTTGCCGTTAGTTCGGTCAAGTCACCAATCAAGTAGTATCGTACAGTTTGTGTAGGAGTTGTTCCTGATACAGCCGTAATAACACCACGCGCTGTTGCTGCTGCCAGCGAAGCGCCCGTGTAGATGATTTCACCAACAGAGAACGTTCCTGATCCTGCCGATCCTACGAACATACGCAGACCAGTGTGGTTGTTCAAGTCGTCACCAGTTGCCAGAGGGATTGGGTTACGACCACCAGAATTCAAATCCACTGTGAAGTAGTCATATGTATTGTCGTATTCACGTGCAAATACAGTTACGTAGCCACCGTCAATTGTATTAACATAGATGTTTGTAGAAGCACCAGTCGCTGCCTGTGATAGCGTGATTGCGTTGATTGACACAATTGACGCAATCGTCGTACCTGCTGGGATTGAAGAACCAAAAATTGGTTGTCCAACACGAAGAAGACCTGCGTTAATTGACATACCAGTAACGTTGATGGACGCAGAGGTAGTAGCAGTGAATGGAGTAGCACCAGCCTCTTTCACCTTCATCAGAATGTCAATGTGACCCGTTGGCCACCATTGGTATGCTGCGGCACCGGCATTCAGTCGTTGCACCTTTGTGCCACTCTTGTACACATACAAGTCGGCTGTTGGGTTCTTACCAGTATCAACAGTTAGTGATCCCAGTGAGTAAATGTTTGCCCACAGTGCTTCACCAGTTGCGACGGTGCAAGTCATTGCACCTGTTGCGTGAGCGTTACATGTGATGTTCGTTGTACCTGTCCAGTCGTGTGTTACCGTTGCATCCGTTGGACGAATATACAGCACAGTAGTTGCACCAGATCCACGCATATCAACAAGAACACCAGTCGAGGTTGAACCAGCAGTTGCTGAAATCGAATTACCAATGTCGGCATATACAATCGCAGCGTTTGCGCTGACAGAAACCTTGACAAGACCAGCCTGTGTACCTGTGATCCGTGTCCACAGAGAAGTCTTGATAGCACCACCGTAGATATGTTGGATTGTTTCGTCGTCAATAAACCAAGGCACAGTGTCAGAAGCGTCAATTGCACCAATTGTATATTCTGTTGGTGTTTGTGCTGACATTGGAATACCGTCATCCAACTGTGTCAATTCGTCAAACAAGTCTTGGATTGCTGAATACAGTTCGTTGGACGACCTCGTTCCAGCAGCTGATCCCGTCCACTTGATTTGCTTTCTTGCGTTATCTGCTGTGTAGTAGACTGTGAAGTCACCGGAAAGAATTACGTCACTCATGTTATTTGTCCTCGAAGGTGTATGTTGGGGTATTTATGTAGTGTGTGATTATTGCACGACCAAGTCGCGAACTTGTGACACAAATACAATGACACCTTGTTCTGTAATTGTTCCCAGCGTCTCAAACGGTTGATACTTTGGAGCAGTGCTTGCTTTGCGAACACGAATTTTGATCGCAAGGTTGGCTGTCCACGTATATGGAATTGTCACGGTTGATGCAGCAGCAGTACCTTCAAACAGCAGCACTCCTGTGGATACAACTTCAATCCGGTAGCGAGATCCAACAACAACGTTTTGGAGTACAATGTTTACAGCAACTTCATATGGCGGATATAGCACAGATGCGTTAACTGTTGTAGGAATTTGCAACCCGGCGATGTATGATCCCAAGAATGGGTAGTTAAATCGTAAGTCAGCGCCCGACGCCACAGCTGTCGATGGACTCCGAGCTTGTGAATCAGAGTTTCTTACGAGGGTTTCACCAGGAGCAAACGGACCGTTTGTAATTCCGCTCAAAATTACTGTACCAGTTGTTGCTGTTGCTCGGTAATCTTGTACAACTGTGGCTGTTGCAAGTGATGTTGCTCCTTTAATCACTTCACCAACAACGTACGCATTGGTGAATGATGGATACTTAAAGGCATACAAAGCTGTCAACCGTACTTTGAAATAGAATCCAGTACTGGCTGAAACCGTTTCAGCCGACATATTTGCAGGAGTCATTTCCTTATATGCACCGTATCCAGATCCCGTATCAATTGCGTACTCTTTGTACAATGACTCTAATATATCCGCACTTAATCCCAAATCAACCCCAATCGCTTTGATTCTTCGGTTTTGAAATCCAGATACACCGTATATTTTGTGTGGCCATACAATCTCAATACTGTCGTTGACTGCGTTGAAATACAGTCTACCGTTGTTGTCAAAGTTCGCAGTGCCAGTGATAGTGTATGGTTTGACAGCCTTTGCACTGGCGTTAAATCGCAGGAATAGTGCTCCCTCGTTACTGGAAAAGTTTAGTTCCAAGAACATATAGTCATATTGTGCAAGACCTGACACAGCAACGCCGTCTGTACCACCGAGGACATATGTTGTCGTAGTGGTTAGAGGAGCATTTGAACCACTTGTTACGTTGCGAAACTCTGTACTCAATGCCTGCATATTTGAAAGCAAATCTGGTGCTCTGTTGATTACGACGTTCTGAACAAATTGACCAGAACAGTTGTTAGCTGTTGTAAACAAATCAACGTTAGAGTTTGACCTAATTCCCGTAAGGTTCCAATTATGGAACACATTGTCGTTACACAACGTAGCAAAGTTTGCTATTTGACCAGCATTCCACGTTGGTGCATTGATTGTGAAATTGAGGAACTTGTTGCGCGAAGAAGCGTTTGCTAATACAACCGCAGCCAAACCACCTGATATTCCTCCGTTCCCTTCGATTACTAATGTATCAACTACATTATCAGACGCACCAGCGTTGTAATTGAATAGCGATGCAGAGCACGGAAGGGTCGTACCAATTCTGTTGGTAAACGATGGAGTAAATCCTGATGTTGTACCCAAGTAGAGTTCACTCCACAAAGTGCCTGCTGGCGCAGCAGCGAGTGTAATATCAACACCTTGGTTGCCTGTAAACTGACTTGCACTTCTCGAATATGCATATGCAAATGTTATTTCCTGTGCTGCCGGATTCAATGCAACAGCTGTTGTTAATGTTGCAATTGGCATTCCTGCCAACGTCGTTGCACTTGCTGCAATCGATACAAATGCACCGCTGACATAAATGAAGTTACCCGATGCGCCGTTAACAGTAATAGTAGCGGCAGTAGTGGTGGCAATAGCAGTAAACGAAACAGAGAAATATTGCCACGTGTCCGTCACAGTAAATGCTGTTGTATTTGAACCAAGTCCAATTGTACCGCTGATACCTGCAATTTGTACGGCGGTCAAGTCTGTACGCAACCAAACACCAAACGTATAGTTACTTGCAATCGCTGTTGCTGGTGATTGTGTTACGTTTCCTGTTGTACTGGTCAGTGTCAACTTTGAAGCAGATAGTGTTGCAGCTGTACCAAGGTTCGTATCGTGAACGCCGGTTGCAGCCGCAGCCAATGGCGTAATTGTTGTCGCTACCCACGTTGTAGCAAGTGTATTCGATTGCAGGAGCAAGTTGGTAGCAGTTTTATTTGCACCCTGCGATACTACTTGAATTTCATTTGATTGCTCAAAGTTTGTAAATGTCAGTGTGCCTGATACTGTACCTGTGTTTGCTGTATCAACAGTAATCGTTAAGCCACCAGCGGCAACGTTTGTGATAACAGCACCAACAGCAACACCAGTTCCATACACTGCCATACCAATACCAGCACCGATTGTTAGTGAACCACGATCAATATCTGCTGTACAAGCAGCTGAAATAGTGATTTCATTGACATCATCGATGCTAACAATCGTCGTATCCGCAGGAATATTTGCATTACCAACGTACATACCAACAGCAAGCGTAGTTGTTGCTACGTAACCCGGCGCAAACAATATCTTTGTGCTACCAGTCTTACCTGTTGCAACGTTGCCAGTTGTTCCAAGAGCCGTTCGCATATTTGACGCACTGGTAATCGTAAATGCTCCTGACGCACCACCGCTTGCAACAATTGTCGCATATTGGAGGGAATGCTTACGAAGAGCATAGTAGTATGTCGTACCAGTAGTTGCGGTTGCATCTACGTATGTAATCGTAGCAGCGGCAACGATATTTGTCAGACGAGCAGCGCCGGATTTTGCAAATCCAGCCGACGTTCCGCGGTATACCTCATATATTGCAACAACGGCTGCTGGGCTTTTCTGTTCCCAGTCCAGTCTAACAGTATTAGCCGCAGTTGAGATTGCTGATACCCTCGGAACATTTAGCAACTTATTGCCGTTTTGGGTGGCAAATGACACCAATGAACCTTCAAAATATTGCGACCGATCATTCCACGTTCTAAACGAACGTACTTTCAAAAAGTACGTGGTATTGTCGACAAGTGCTGCACCAGTACTTGGATCGTTGTACAATCTAAACTGTGTAGTTGTCAGCGTAGTTACACCATTGAACATATCAGAACTGTGCCTGATATTCGTCATTTTGTTACCAGATGATGTTTGTAAGTTTAGTGGTTGGCAACCATACAAACCAAAATTTGTGAAGTTGCAATTGATTACGCCCAGAGTTGCTGAAATGCCAACTGATCCAGATGCCTTTGCTCCGTTAAACGAGAACAAATCACAGTTATTGAACGTTGCAGCAGATGTATATGACAAAGAAATATGAGCACCAGGTGCAGTAGCGGATGCAGCGGCAGCAATGTATCCCGACCCACAATTGTTGGCCATTTTGAATGTTTGGATATTTGCGTTTGAAATATACGACCACGCTAACGCATATCCTGTTCTGTTGTCCCTTGGCGTCCAAAATGTACCAGGATAAAACCGGCGCACTGGTGTCAACGCAAAAGCAAGGTTTGTTGCAGTAAACTGATAGCATTCTGAAATCAGAAACGGCAAACTAAATCCAACGTTCGTCAGTGATACGCTATTTGCCTGGGAAAAGTTGTTGTATGATTCATCAAACAAGCAAATGTTTGCTTGAATCGTACCACCGTTCGTCATAACAATGCTGGTGCTCAATATACCAGATGCTGTTTGAATGTTACCAGCTGTCAAATCAGTAATCAGAATGTTAGGAATTCTGATATTTGCACCCGTTGGAACCAAGTTTCCGTTTGTACCATCACCAAATATTACTTGATTGGTTAGTTGGCTTCTATATGGGTTATATGCCGTTAATGAGCCAGAAACAGCGCCAGATGTGATTAAATTTACTTCAAACTGTGTTGCTGAAATGATTCTTTGAACAACAGAGTTAGCTGTAAGACCAGTACCTGTTACTGATGCACCAGGTATCAGATTTGTTGTACTGGTTACTGTAATGATTCTCGTTGCTGCAACACCAGACGCAGTTGTTAATGTAAGAGGACCATCAAACCCAGATGTTCCATTTGATGTTTGCTTGAAGAACTTTCCTCGGTTGCCTGTACTGACCGCACTCAATCCGTTGTTAAACACAGGAGTTGTGCTGCCATAAGCTCCTGTCGCATTCAGCCACATTTCATATACACCACTACCTGACACAGTTTCTATCCATAGAGCAGCAATGTAGTCTGTGTACGGCGTTGTTACGCTTTGATTTGCAGCTCCGCTACCAGTCGCAAGGCTAATCCAGTCGCCATTGATTGTAATAGAGCCAAGACCAGAGCCCGGAGTAATCGTGTTTGCTGTTGCACCAGTTACACGTCCCATACTGAATGTAATTGCGCTTCCAAGGGTTGTCCCCGCATTAGCAATTGCAAGTCTTCCGTTGGTAATCGCAATCGTGTTCCAGAACTTCGGTTGGTCGGTATTAACAGTTACCGTTGCACCGTTGTTAATCGTTAGTGTATCAGCACTATTCCACGTGAACGGAAAGAATTGACAAGCAACATATGCATTAGACACTTGCGTGCGGGCTGTCCAAATCTTTCCATCAAACGAGGATGCAGCATTGGTTGTACTCAAAGATACAGCACCGTATCGACCGTAGCCGTACGCAGCAGCAACCCACGTTGTAGATGCTGGAAGTACCGTAGCAACCCACGTTGTTCCATCGGCAGAGAACGCAGCGGCTGTGTTTGCAGCATCAGAAGGAATCGCAACAAATCCCGCTGGTCCGTAGCATACGCTATTCCAGTTTTTAGAACTTGGTAACGTTCTTGCTGTCCAACTCACACCATCAGTTGATTCTGCTGCAACAGTACCACCAGAACACACTGCAACAAACTTGCCGTTACCAAAAGTAATGCTGGTCCAAGTACCGGTAGACGTAATAGTCGCAGTTTGGTTTGCCCAAGTAGTACCATTCGTAGATGTGCAAGTGCGTAATGAGTTGGATCCTGAAACGTTATCAAGCGCAACAAACGTTCCATTACCGTATGCAATCGATTTCCAAGCCGCTGACAACGACATTGTTGATGCTGTCCAGTTGAATCCGTCATCTGAATACGCAGCACTTGTGCTACCGTTAGCAACAGCAACAAATCTGGTTCCTGAAAATGCAACTCCGTACCAGACAGCTGCGCTTGGCATTGTTCTTGCCGTCCAAGTAGTTCCATCAGGTGATGTAGCACATCCAGCAACGCCAGTTCCAATAGCTACACCCAATCCCAAGCCGTACGCCAATCCAGTCCATGCAATCGCACTTGGCAAAGTTCTCGCTGTCCATGATACAGCGTCTGGTGATGATTGATTTCCTGTTGTCGTATTTCCAGTAGCCATGAAAATAGGATTCTGTGATTGATCCATGTTTCCGCTGGAAATTACTGTAATTGCTGCCATTTAGGGTCCTTGCTACCGTGACATTAGTTGTATATTTATGGGCAGGTAAGCGGGATTTTTTCGCATACTTCTTGCACATTTGGCATACCGTTGAAGTCAAGCAAGTTGAAAGTCGTTAACGGTGTCGTGCAATCATTGTCATAGATAATCAATTGGCTATTGACCAAATCGATCTTTGTCCTGTTGCGTTGATACTTCAATAACAGGTTCAGTAGCGTGACGATTGTCACCTCTGAAACAACAATGCTTGCTGTATCTGCCTTTGTTTGTTGCAAAATCAACCCTGTTGACCCTGATTGAACGTGTGTATTTGCAGTTTCATCCCAAACACCGTTAGCAACTTCTTCTGAATACGTCTCATTTCCGCCTACTTTGTACCGCTCATAAGCAGAAAGTCCTGCTCCACCGTCAAACGTGAATACGTAGCTTTTTGCTGTGTCGTATGTGGTGAATTGATACCTGTACCAACCACTACCAATCTCAACTGTTGCACCAGCACTAACAACTAACGTATTCGTTGAAGGTGTAACCGGATCGAGTTCGTAAATGTCAACGGTTGGAGACAATCCAGTAACAGGACTGCCGTTATTTGTGAAATGAACTGTAAGAATCTTGATAGCCATAGGGGTCCACTGTGTTTCGGATATTTATGCTAACCCAAAACCCACAACACCGTCAAATACAAAGTACATAAATATCCCAATACGGAAGGATCAATAGATGAGTGTAATCGTAGCCAACTCTGGTGCAACGACACCCGGTAGTGGTGGCAGTGGCACTACGCTCGAACTATACAAAGAAAAACCAGTTACACCCACGCCGCCAGCGGCCCAGGGTGATAATTCCGTAGCTATTGGTCCTGGCGCCACCACAGAAACAGGCGCTACAAACAGCATTGCACTTGGTAATCAGTCTCTTGCCCGTCACAGAGGCGCTTTGGTATTTGCTAATGGCCGATTTGGGTCAACTGGTGACATTCAAGTAGGAAAATACCTTCTTCGAACTGTAACCGTTAACGGCACAGACACAGAAGTGTATTTGAACGGGACAGCTGGTGGTGAGCGGTTGGTAATTCCAGATGATAGCACGTGGACGTTCACAGCAACAATTACAGGCCACCGTACGGATGTTAGTGACGGGCACGCTGGATACAAAGTCGAAGGTGTAATTTACCGTGGTGCTGGTGCATCATCAGTTGCATTTCAAGGTACACCAGTTAAAACCGTTCTTGCTGAAAGTAATACGGCCTGGGATATAAATACAACCGCAGATACAACAAACGGTAGTTTAACCATCAAAGTCACCGGACAAGCTGGAAAAACAATCAGATGGGCGGTCTTGATAGATACGCTTGAAGTAACCAATTAAAAGGCACAATAATGAATTTCAACCACGACACCGGCTTTATTGATAGCCTATTAACAATCGATACTTCTGTTGCACCTCCTCTCGGTGGCGGAACACAATCGCTGGTAATTACTGGTACGGGTTCGTTGTATTTGCCACTTGGTGCAGATGCTGCTCGTCCTGCAAACGCTGCTGGTCAAATTCGTTTCAACACAACATCAAGCCTTGTTGAATACAACAACGGATCTGGATGGAATACGCTGGCAACTGGTGGTGCCGCTGTATCATCAGTCACTGTAACAACCGTCAGCCCTGGATTGTTGGTATCTGCTGGAACAACGCAGACGATCACAAACACCGGTACATTTGCACTAACGCTTGGCGCTGAACTGGTTGGTGTATCAAACCTTGCAACAACAGGAATGGTTGCCCGCACAGCTGTTGGTACATATACTGGCCGCACGATTACAGGTACAGGTTCAAATATTGCTGTCACGAACGGCGACGGTGTTGCCGGCGCACCGACTATCGACCTTGTAACGGTTACACAGGGTGCCACTGGTACGTCGTTTGTCAAGATTCAACTCGATACCAAAGGTCGTGTAATTAACAACACAGCAGTTGTTGCTGGTGACATTACAGCACTGGTTGATTCTACATATGTGAACGTATCTGGTGACTCAATGACATCCGCTGCGAACTTGACGTTCTCTGGCGGTGGTGAAGTTCTTGGTCTTCCAGCAACACCAACCACTGCTGGTTCTGCTGCTTCCAAAGCATACGTTGACAGCCTTGCACAAGGTCTTGATCCAAAGGGATCCGTTCGCGCAATGACAATCGCGTCCGGTACGCTTGCATCATCATTTGCCAACGGTTCTGTGATTGACGGCATTACGTTGGTAACTGGTGATCGTATCCTTATCAAGAATCAAGGTACAGCATCTGAAAACGGTATCTACACGGTCAACGCATCAGGTGCACCTACTCGTGCAGTAGATATGGATTCGTGGACAGAAGTACCAAACGCGTTCGTATTTGTGGAAACCAGCGGTTCAACGTTTGCAGATACAGGATGGGTATGTACATCTGACCAAGGTGGTACACTCAACTCAACAGCAATCAACTTTGTTCAATTCTCTGGTGCTGGTACATACAGCGCAGGCACAGGATTGACACTGACTGGTACAACATTCTCTATCACCTCTCCTATTGCTGTATCGCTTGGCGGTACTGGTGTAACAACAACACCAACAAACGGTCAATTGCTCGTTGGTAACGGTACAAACTACACAGTTGCAACGCTTGGCACAGGAACTGGTATTTCTATTACGGCTGGCTCCGGCACGTTGCAGGTCAACAACACTGGTGTCACATCAAATGTTGCAACGGCAAACCAGACGACGGTTTCTGCCGCAACTGGCGCTGTTACGATTGGTTTGTCTTCGACGTTGATTGCTCCTGGTACACTTCGTGTTACAACGTCGTTGACAGTCGATAACTTGACTCCAAATTCGTTCATCTATTCAGGAGCTGCTGGTCTTGTATCTTCAACAGCAGCTGCGACAGACGGTCAAATTTTGATTGGTTCAACAGGCGCTGTACCAGTACGTGCATCAATTAGTGCTGGTACAGGTATTTCTGTAACGCCAGGTGCCGGCACAATCTCTATTGCCAATACTGGGGTAACGTCCGTCGCCCTGTCTCTGCCATCGTTTATCACTGTTTCTGGTTCACCAGTAACAACCACCGGTACACTGACGGGTACATTGGCTACGCAGACGACAAATACTGTATTCATCGCTCCAAACGGCTCAACTGGCGCACCAACGTTCCGCCAACTTGTACTGGCTGACTTGCAGGCAACAGCGTTGAAGCTGTACAACGAAAGCCCATCAACACCAACAGCACCTGTTGCATCAGGTACTAACACAGTGGCACTTGGATCTGGGTCTTCCGCAACTGTGACTGACGGATTTGCTGTTAGCACAGGTGCTTCTGCATCATTGTACGGTGCAAAGGCATTTGCAAACGGTCAATTTGGTACGCTCGGCGACGCGCAACGTCTAATGCTTGTTGCTCGTAATTCTACGGTCAACGCTACACAAACAGAACTATTCCTTGATGGTTCTGCAACACGAGTTGTAATACCTAACAACTCGTTGTGGACGTTCTCTATGTTGGTTGCAGCCCGCCGCACGGATGCGGTTGGTGGTGGCGCTGGTTACAGGTTTGACGGTGTAATTCGTAAGGATACAACAGCTGGTTCTACAACATTGGTCGGCGCAGTAGTCAAGTCAATTCTTGGTGAAACTAACGCGGCATGGGACGTTGTGGTTGACGCTGATACAACAAACGGCTCATTGCGAATTCGTGTAACTGGTGAAGCTGCAAAGACGATTCGCTGGATTGCAACAATTGATACTGCACAAGTCACGAACTAATGAGTACTGATAATGGAATTTGACCACAGTACAGACACAATATCCCCTGACGACCAAGCATTTGTAACATTTGGTGGAACGGGGTCAATTGTATTTCCAGTTGGCACAACGGCACAACGGCCAGGCTCTCCCGTCCTTGCATCCATTCGCTGGAATACTGACACAAGTTCATTAGAAGTATACAACAGCTCCAACGTCTGGGCGAGCCAGTTTCCTTCTGGTATTAGCCAACTCGGCAAATACAAAAGCGTAACTAATAACCAAGCTGCAACTGATCCTGGCTCCGGAAATTTGAAATGGAATAATGCTACATTATCAAGTAGCACTGCAATCTATATTGATTCACTAACAAGCGGTGGCTTCGATGCAACTACGTACTTCAATAACTTAAACTTTCCATCAACGCTGTACATTCAGGATTTGGATGATGCATCTATATTCCAGCGCTGGACAGTAGCTTCAAAAGTTGATAATACAGGATGGTTTACATTCAACGTTACGTTCGTTGACGGCTCAGGCACGTTTGGTAACAATAAAAACATTGCAATTACTATTTTGTTCAATGGTAATTCAGTGCCGGCGGCTGGTGGCTCAACAACACAAGTTCAGTTCAACAGCAGTGGAAGTCTTGCTGGTAGTGCAAACCTAACTGTCAATACAGGAACTGGTCAACTAATCGCAGCCGCCGGTTTATCTTTGTCAGGTGCATCATCACCAATCACACTCAATGGCAGTGTTGGTACGGCTGGACAAGTTTTGTCATCAGCTGGTGCAGGTGCAACACCAACGTGGGCAGCGGCGGGTGGTAGTGTTTCACCGTTAATATGGTGCGGCACGGCAGGTGGTACAGCTAATGCACTGACAATTACTCCGTCGCCTGCAATTGCATCGTATGCATCAGCAATTGGACAACAGTTTGTGTTTAAGGCTGCCAGCAATTCAAGCGCAACAAGCCCGACGATGAACATTTCTGGTCAAGGCGCTATCATAATATCAATGGGAATTACAACAGTTCCTATTGGTGGTATCATTGCTGGTAACCTTTACTTTATTGTTATTGAAACAGCAACGATTCTTCGTATTTCTGCATATGACAGCGTGTCTGTCAACGGTGATACAATGAATGGTAAGCTGACGATTCTTGCAACGGATTCGTTGGAGCTTGGTCAAAGTTCAACAGCACTCGGTCAAATTACATTCAGAAACGCATCAACTGTTAATTACACAAGAATTCAATCAGGCGCTTCGAGCGCCAACTGGAACTTAACTCTCCCATTGAATAATGGTGGAACAAACTCATTCCTCCACAATGCAGCGGGAAACGGCACAACTACGTGGACAAACGTTGACATTTCTACGTCTGATGTAACTGGTACTCTCCAAATTGGTAACGGTGGCACCAATATCACAACATATGCTGTTGGTGACTTACTACAAGGTACTGCATCAAACGTATTGGGCAAGTTGTCGTCGGTTGCTACTGGTAACGTGTTGATTTCTGGTGGTGTCACGACCGTATCTGCCTGGGGTAAAGTTGACTTAACAACACACGTGTCGGGTAATCTACCAGTTACTAACCTGAATAGCGGAACATCTGCATCAGGTACAACATTCTGGTGTGGAAACGGTACGTGGACAACCCCACCTGCATCCTCGTCACTGCCTAATGCAACTACACTCGGGGTCACTGCAAATTCTGCTGTCACGTTTACAGGAATAACTGGAACATTGAGTTCAGCACCGATGACAATCAGTGCAGGATTTTCATCAAGCGGCACAGGAAATGATATTACCCTGACAGCTGGCGGTACTTCTGGTGGTGATGCAGGAAACACGACTATTGCAGGTGGTACAGCCGGTGGCGCAAATATCGGAGGATCTCTAACATTACGGTCAGGGGATACGTCATCTACTGGCAATGCGGGTGTTGTAACTATTCACGCTGATTCAATATACAGAGGCGGGGGCGTTACAATTCGTGGAGGAAATAGCGCTGGCAATAGCATTGCTGGCGCAAATCTTTCATTGCTGGGTGGTAATTCAACTAACGGTTCAACATCAGGTAGTGGTGGTAACGTAACTATCACTGCTGGTAGTTCGGTTACAGGCGGTACTTCTGGTGGTAATGTCTCTATCAACGGTGGATTGACAACATCAGGTAGTGGTGGATATGTTGTATTAAGCACGGGCGCGACGTCATTGACAGAACGTCTTCGAATTCTTGCAAACGGAGCGTGGTCAATTGGAACCGGTGGTGCAGCAACTGGTACGTCGGGACAACTGTTAACCTCAACAGGTGCTACAACAGCGCCGACGTGGCAATCACCAGCAGTTAGTGTGACATCAAACGTCGCAACAGCAAACCAGACGACAGTATCCGGTGCAACCGGTGCTGTCACAATCGGCCTTGCATCAGTGTTAATTGCACCAGGCTCATTACAAATCACCACATCGTTGCAGACGTCTGCAACGAACAGCATTACTGCTGCTGGTACGACACAAGGCACCGGCACAGTACTAACTACCGATTATGCAGTTGTAACAACAACTGCATCGGGTACAGGTGTCGTATTGCCTGCTGGGTTGGCTGGTAGAACTGTCCGGGTTACGAATCGCGGTGCAAATGCACTGTTAGTATACCCAGCATCTGGTGCTCAAATTGATGCACTTGGTTCAAACGTTGCAATTTCTGTGATTGTCAACGGTACGTTACAAATAAACGCAATCAGTGCAACACAGTGGTATACTGTATCAAATACTTCTGCTGGTGGTTCAGGAACTGTCACATCTGTTACAGTGACACAACCAGGCGCAGGCATTACAGTTACAAACAGTGGTGTAGCACAAACACCTGCTGCAACATCAACGATTGCGCTTGCAAACGACTTGGCAGCAGTTGAAGGGTTGGCTACAACTGGTATAGCTGTTCGCACAGCAGCAGATACGTGGACTACGCGCACACTTGGCTCAGGCACAAATATCACTGTTACTAATGCTGACGGCGTAGCTGGTGCTCCATCCATCGCTCTTTCGGGTACGGTTGGTGTTGGTAACGGCGGTACCGGTGTAACAACAACCCCAACCAACGGCCAGCTATTGGTTGGTAATGGTACAACCTATACAGTAGCTACGCTAGGTGTCTCTACTGGCATCTCCATCACAGCTGGCGCCGGCACATTAACTATCAATAACACCGGTGTTACGTCGAATGTTGCAACAGCAAATCAAACAACAGTTTCCGCCGCAACTGGTGCAGTTACTGTTGGTCTTTCGTCAACGTTGGTAGCCCCTGGCTCATTACAAATCACTACATCGTTGCAGTCGTCTGCAACGAACAGCATTACTGCTGCTGGTACGACACAAGGCACCGGCACAGTACTAACTACCGATTATGCAGTTGTAACAACAACTGCATCGGGTACAGGTGTCGTATTGCCTGCTGGGTTGGCTGGTAGAACTGTCCGGGTTACGAATCGCGGTGCAAATGCACTGTTGGCTTATCCGGCATCAGGAGCTCAAATTGATGCACTCGGTGCTAACGTTGCTGTCACCATAATCGCCAACGGTACGTTGGAAGTAACAGCAATCAGTGCAACACAATGGTATATTGTATCGAATACTGTTGTTGGTGGTGGTGGCGCTGTGTCTTCCGTCACTGGCACAGCAAACCAAGTAACTTCCACTCCAACAACAGGTGCAGTTGTTGTTTCTCTGCCGTCTACGTTGATTGCACCTGGCTCCGTACAAGCAACAGGTAGCATCATTGCAGGAACAGCAACAAACAGCATTACAACAACAACTGGAACAGCCCTCAATGTTATTCCTGGCGATGCTGCAAATGCAACTGCATCCGGTAATGCTTTGACAATTACTGGTGGCCCAGGCGGTAGTACATCAGGTAGCGGCGGTAATATTGCGATTAACGGTGGAGTTCCAACAAACGGTACTGCTGGCAGCATATCGTTGACGGGTGCTAACGCATCAGGCAGTTTTGCAGGAGGTGTTTCCCTGACGGCTGGCTCTGGTAGTGGTACAACAACAGGTGGAAGTATATCCGCCACTGCTGGATCGGGCGGCGGCGGAACGCAAGCTGGCGGCACAATTACAATCTCTGGTGGCACGGGTGGCACTTCAGGCGGAGCTGGCGGTGCGGTCAACATTGCAGGTGGTGCTCCAAATATTGATACAGGGTCTCCTCTACCAGGAACTGTAACTGTTAAGGGTGGAGATTCGTACATTATTGGTGGCCCTGGCGGTAGTGTTGCAATAACAGGAACTTCTGCGTCGGGTGCGGGTAATAGTGCTGGCGGTAGTGTTACATTAACTGCTGGCGCCAGAACTGGATCAGGCACCCCGGGTGTCATTAACCTCATAATTCCAACAAACGGATCACTGCAACTTAATAGTAGTGCTGGTACCTCTGGACAAGCCCTAACCTCCCAAGGAGCAACAACAGCTCCTGTTTGGGCGTCAGTTGTTACTTCTATTGCTGGTACAGCAAACCAAATTACAATGTCTGCTGCTACTGGCGCTGTTACGGCAAGCTTTACCCTGCCTACAAAAGCAACAACAGCTGCGTCAGCTGCGTTGAACACAACGGCAACATATATTGCACCAACAACATTCAGCATTGCTGCCAATACATTGGCAGTTGGTGATACATTCCGTATCACTGCATACGGCACTTGTACTTCGACGGTTGCCAACGTAACAACATTTACACCAAGGCTCGGTGCTGCTGGTACAACCGCAGATACTGCACTGACAACACTGACAGCAACGGCGGCGACGTCTGGTACAACAGTTCCGTTTGTTGTGACATTGTTCTTCGTTGTTCGTGCAATTGGTGCATCAGGATCAGTATATTGTTACGGTAACCTGATGAATAACGGCGCAACCGGTATTACATCTGCTGCAACTGGTAATGTTGTGAACGCTGGTGGTGCAACAACAATCAACACCACTGGTGCACTGATTCTTGGACTATCACACGTAACTGCTGCTACTACAACGACAAATACGTTCCAGTCTGTGATAGTATCGAGAATCTGATAGCTATCGCTGGTGATGTAGGCAACTGATAAATACGGGACAACTTTCGAGGTATCCCGTATGAATTTAGACTTCCAACAGGGCGTAATCACATATCCGATTGACAGCGGACTGCAATCGTTCCTGTCGTATTCGGGTGGATTTGTCTCCCTGACAACAGCCAATGGGCGCACAGACATTACACTTGCATACGGATCTGAAAACTACCTACTGTCAGAGTCTTCCAACGTAACAAACGCCTGGGGTCCGCTTCCATCAAGCACTGATTGCTGGTTGTACTGGGATATCAACCTACAAACAGGCGTCCGCACATTTGGATTCACAACATTGGCGCCTGTTTATTCCACTGCACCTCCATCCTCCCCTGTGGAAAACCAACATTGGTTCAACACGTTTGAACGAAAAATGTATGTGTACACGTCTGGAATTTTTCGAGAAGCATTGCGTGTATTTGCTGCACAAGCAAACAATTCAACGTTTACTCCCCTTGGAACTGGATATGCTGGTCGTCCATTTGCCGGAACACAAGCTGGATTAACAACACCGAACAAATCAGCTGGTCGAATCATCGTTGGAGATACAGGACTTCCTGTGCGACGCTCTGATGGAAAATTCTTCACATCAGAAGATACGTTCTTTGTCAATGGTTCGCCTGTCAACGTAATCAGACTTGAAGCAAACATACTTACTGCCACCGCGTATGAGCCGATAGCGAAGTTCCAAGTTGTCAAGTTCAGTGCATTCGGACTTATCAGTTTGGCAGGCTACAATGATACGGGTAATACGACAATTGCAATGGCAATGGAAGACCTCGACGGCCAAGAAGTTGGCACAATTTGCGTACAAGGCCACGTAACAAATCCAAGCTGGAATTGGCAAACAGTCGGCGCAAAGTTGTGGATTTCAGAAGCCGGCGTATTGACAAATGTTGATCCACACGTTGCCAACGCATTTGTGTATCCAAACAGCCAAGTTCCCGTTGCACGTGTTGTTACTCCTACCAGCATTTTGTTTGACCAAGGGCTTGGTGGTAAGGGTGATCGTGGTGAGCCTGGCCTTGCGGGTGGCGTACAATTGGCTACTGCATCAACGTACGGTATTTCGCGCTTGTCTGTCAACGCTGCTGATGTAGATGCACCAATCGTTGTCGGCGACAACGATCCACGACTGAACAATAAGGTATTGAAGGCCGGTGATACGATGACTGGTCCGTTGGTGTTGAGTGCAAACCCCGTTACTAATCTCGGGGCTGCTACAAAACAGTACGTTGACACAAAAGCGTATACGTTAGATAGCCTAACAGATGTCAATACAGCAGGTGCAGTTCTCAACGACGCGCTGGTATATAATGGAGCAAATTGGCTGCCAGGTACAATTCAGGGTGGAGGATTCTTGTTTCAAGTTGGTGTACCACCAACTGCAAATCCCACTCACTATCACTGGGCATTGATGACAATGGCCCAGGCAGAAATGTTGATACAAACGACCAATCCAGCAAACAACGTTGCAGATATATCACAACCAAGTGTGGTAATTACATCTTCATCTAACGGCAGTATCCTTGCACATACGCACGACATTACCGTGTTTTTTGATTATTTCAACCACACGTTTATTGTAACCGATGTTACCAACAATCCACCTCCGGGATATTCTGATGTGGTACACGTTGGATACTTGGTTGGTGGTCCGCCGCCAGCTATTGTCACAATTCCGTACGACTTGACGTTGGCGTGCTCTGATACAACAAACGCAGTTGCAATTAAGACTAACGCAGCGATTGCAGTTGCACCTCGTGACTTTACATCAACTACAATTCGTGGTGATTTGTTGACAGCAAGTTCTTCTGGCAGCGTTGTGGCAACAATATCGAAAAACGGCAGTGTGATACACACAACAACGATTACGTCTGGTTCAACGCAAGGATTAGCAGCAAATATTACAACGTTTGCGTATGGTGATCGAATCACTGTCAACATAACCAGTGCTGGCACAGGCGCAGTCGGTTTGATTATTACAATAGTAGGAACAATATAATGCGCATCCAATTTAGACAAGGTATTGTCACAGCACCACCCAGCTTTCTACAACTGAACGGAACAACTGTTAACCTCGCTCTTGCTCCACTTGATCAAGTCAATGTTGCTTTTGCTGACGGGATAACAGATTACCTTCACACTGAACGGTTGCCAATTACAAGCGCTTGGACTGGTCCGTTTGCCGCTGGCCCACAATCTTATTGGTTGTTCTGGGACATCAATACCCTAACAGGACAACGCACGTTTGGACATACCCTGCTTGCACCTGTCGCATCTTCCACTGCCCCACCTACACCAGCAGTTGACCAGCATTGGTTTGATACGTCTACCAACAGAATGAAAGTGTTTACTGGTACTGGTCGCTGGGTCAACAAAATTCGTGTGTTTGCTGCAAAGCTGGACAACGGATCCATTCTACAAAGTGTTGGTGCTGATAATCCAGCGTTTACAGGTTCACAAGTCAGTACACTTGAAGCCGTTCCAACAAGTGTTGGAGCATTGGTATTTGACGTCAACGGTGATGCAGTTAAGCGAAATGGATTCTTCTTCACAACAGAAGATGTTGTTGTTACAGGGGTTGCATCAGCAGCTCAACTAAAAATTGGAGCAATCGCCATTCAAGCAGTTGCCGTGGCAAACATTCCTGCTTACAGCATTGTTCATTTCACAGATTTTAATCAAATTGACCTTGCTACCAACCTGACAACTTCTGGTGCTTATGGGTTAATTGAAGGGGCTGCGTCGGCAGGAGCTGTTGTCAACGTTTCTGTTGAAGGATTGGTAACAAATCCGTTGTGGAACTGGGTGTCAGCAGGCGTAAATGCGCCTCTGTACGTTAGTATGACGGGTGAACTGACGACAGTTCAGCCCCCACAAGCAACAGTTGTTGCAACAGTGGTTGATACTAACACAATTCTATTGCGAGCTTCGATTGTTGTGGTCAATGGTGGAACCGCAGGCCCTGCCGCTCCACAAAACTTGACAATCAAAGAAGTATCCAACAACTACGTCTTGGTATTAGCAGACGGAATTTCAACCATGGTTCGGGTTAGTGTTCCTTTTGGAACAGACGGATATGTATATCTACCAACTGATGCCGCTGTTGCAATTCCAATTGGTGCAGAAGTGATTCTGTCCTCTTCTGATTTTGGTACAGTCACTGTGCGTGGTTCGAGTGGAGTAGTGGTACGTAGCCCACAAAGCTTGACGATTGAACGCAAATACGGGCGTGTAATTGCCATTAAGGTTGCTGCAAATACGTGGGAAATTGACGGCCAGTTGCGTGCACAAACACAATTTACTGTGCTTCCAATCAATGCACAATGTACGTTCAATGTTTTGTATCCAAGCCTGACTGTACAGCCAGCAGGGCCAGAAACATTAACATACGGCGTATATCTCTCGCAAATTACTACCAACATCCTTGCAAGCACCACAGGAACATTAGAAGACGCATTTACATCAGTCTTCAATAACTACCAATTTTCAGTATTACAAGTGTGGTGTACAGCTTTACCAACATTTCAATGGGCTCGCGCAACCGTTCTAACTGGTGGAGTTACGCTTGTTACCACTCCAATTCCGTACGGTAGAGTGGGAACTGCGGAGGGCGTATGGACCCAGTTTGGACCAACTGCCCCGGAAGAACCATCGTGGTACGTTACACGGTCACATTCAAGTCTTGCAGCGTTTACGATGTTGATTGAATTTTCAGAGTCATCAGGCGGACCGATTCTTGGGTCATTTACGACAGGATGTACTATACCAAATGTTTTGATTTTCAAACAAAATTTCATGAACGGTGTTGATATGACAGGCGTCAATGCTGTTCTGATTAACAGTATTGGTGTGGTTACTGATATCAACAACGTTACTTTGTCAAGTTATTTGTCAAACCCTTGTACAGTAATCCCAGGTGGTGATACGTTGCTGATCACAGTAACACAATTGAGTGGCGATGTAATGACATATGCCGGCGCACAAGGTGGAGCGGTTGGCACATTGGGTGCGCAATATACCACATATGCATTTGGCTCTTTGCGGTGGGGATACGCTGATACCGGAGCAGCGAAGGCTGGTTCATTCCTCGTTACTATTACATCTGACTACACAGGCTCTGTACAAACCGTAACAACGGGTGTGTTGAATCTTTCGTGGCCAGGCGTGTAATACCACAAAACAACCGTATCAAATATAAATACTGTACCCTCTACTAAGGAACAACATCATGCGTATCAATTTTCGCCAAGGCATCGTAATCGCGCCTCCTGGGTTTCTTCAACTAAATGGTGCTACGGTCAATCTTAATGTCGCAGCTCCTGCGTACGTTTCGGTGGCTCTGGCGGATGGACCAACGGATTACTTGCATACAGAGCGTGTTTCTGTCGTAAGTGCTTGGACTGGCCCATTTGCATCAGGGGTACAAGATTATTGGTTGTACTGGGATCTTGACCCGTTGACAGGACTACGCACGTTTGGTCATACGTTGATCGCCCCTGTTGATTCTCCTGTTGCACCTTCTGCACCAGCAGTTGACCAACATTGGTTTGACACGACAAACAATGTAATGAAGGTGTTTACTGGCACTGGTCGTTGGTTGAAAAAGATTCGTGTATTTGCTGCAAAGCTGGATAACGGATCCGTTCTGCAAAGCGTTGGCGTCGCCAACCCAGCATACGAAGGATCGCAGATCAGCACACTGACTGCAATTCCTACGATGGTTGGTCCAATCTTGTACGACATCAACGGAGACGCAATCAAGCGCCTTGGTGGATACTTCTTCACAACAGAAGATGTTGTTGTTACTGGTGCTGCTTCGGCCGGCCAATTAAAGATTGCCGCAATCAACATTGAAGCTGTTGCGACTGCCAACATTCCTGCATACAGCATTGTTCACTTCGTTGATTTCAACAAGATCACCCTTGCAACAAACGTTACAACAACGAATGGTGCATATGGTATGATTGACATTGGGGTTGTTATTGGTGAAGTAGTCAATGTTGCGATGGAAGGCTTGATCACTAATCCTTTGTGGAATTGGACAGTTGCAGGTGTAAATGCACCTCTGTATGTCAGCTTGACTGGTGACCTAACACCAACTCCACCACCAAACCCAGTAGTAGTGGCTACGGTTGTTGATATCAACACCATTCTGCTTCGTTCAGCTATTACCACAGTTGCTGCTCCTGCTCCGTCGGTTGGTGTTCCACACCACATCCAGCTTGTTGCGACCGCAGCTCAAACAGTAGTTAACACCTCGCCGTTGCTTACTACTGCAAAAACAGCTACTACTGCGTATATCCAAGTATACCGCAATGGTGTTCTGCAACAAGAGGGTTCGTCAAAGGCATTTACAGTAACAGGTGCAAGTCAGATCACATTTGCTTCTGGGTTGGCTCTCAACGACGATATTGCAGTATTTGCTTACGCCTAACTAATCTAAGGACCCTAATATGTCACAATCACGTCTCCACCCTTCGCAACTGCCGGTAGTAACAGTATTTGAGTATGTTGCTTCACAAGCAATGCTTGATACACACTTCGGTAACGTTGTGTTGATCGCTAATGCAGGGGCAACAACATACACTATTCCAACGAATGCTGTACTACCTTGTGACATTGGCACTACTGTTGTGCTTGGACAAGCGGGTGATGGCACAGTAACGGTCGACGGAGCTGGTGTAACATTCCGAACACCTGAAACACTATCAATTCGTAAGCTGAACGGTAAGATTACGTTGATGAAAACTGGTACAGACCGGTGGGATGTTGAAGGTAATCTAACGGCAGCATAATGTGATCAACATTGCACTAATGGCCCCGTTGTGGTCACCTAGGATAGCTCCCGTACCAGTGTCGTTTCTTGACACGTTCACTGGCTCTGGTTCATTAGACGGGCGCATCACTGATAGTTTACACGCATGGGCGCTGCATCCTATCAATAATACTGACGGCCGAGCATTAACGCAGGGCGTGGTGTCTGGAGGACTTCTTTCGTCGACCCGCACTTCAGGACAACTCTCTATTGTGCCGTCAATATGGACAATGCCAACCACTGTTCCTTCGTTTCTTGAAGTGGATGTTGAATCGTCTACTCTTGTATTTGGTGGAAGTATCACGGTCAATATCCGTGAAAATAACTACACTCTATGGACTGGATGGTATTTTGAGGTTTCAGTGAATGCTGGTCAGTGGAACTTGTATGTGTACGGCGATAACAATCTCAGTGGCGGTAGTAATGTTTCGGATCAATTTACTGGTGACGTTGGTGCGGTGACGGCAAACGTTCCTGTTACGCTGCGATTTGAGTTCAATGCTGATAAGACAACAATGGCGATCTACGTCAACGCAGTGTTACAGGATACTCTTGTAGTTGGTGGTATGCCTGTCATCAACGAACTAACAATTGATATCCCCGATAACGTACCAGCAGTAACAACAAATCTGAGCCGTGTTCAGTTTGGTGTAATATAAATATCCAACACCGGAGTAATTCATGGCACAACAAAAAGTATCTGGATCGCAAGTTGACGTAGACCTGGCTGACATTGGCGGGGTAACGCTTGCCGCACCCGCAACCAATCAAGTACTAACTTACCAAAGTGGAACTTGGTCTAATCAATACCCAAAGCAACGAGAACCTGTTAGCTGGGCTTCCGCTCCAAGTGGTAATCAGATTTCCCCTAGCACAGGAACAATTAGTGTTGCTGGCGCCCCCTTCTTTGGGGCTGCAAACGTCTCTGTTGGTGAATCAATTCTAATGACATACGTCTATGGTGTAGTGGCAGACGAAGGAATCTGGGTGATTGCGTCGATAAACGGCGGCGCAGATACAGCAACCGTCACTCGTCGTGCTGATTCGCCAGTAGGTACCCTCTGGACTGCTGGTGACCGTGTGTGGGCAAGCCAGCAAAAATATGCATATATTTTGAGAGAAATCTTACCACAGGACGCGCCATGGGCACCTACTACAAGAGCACAAAATGCACTCGATGGTGGATCGTTTGACTGGTACCGTGAAAGGGAAAACACTGCGGAATCAATAATTACGACTCATAGCGGTGTTGGATTTAGTTTTACCGGCTCAAGTTTTCCAAATCCTGTAGGTCTTGGTCATTATCTCACAGTATGTTCCGCAGTTAATTCAGATCCTACATATACCTTACCGGCTGGCGCAAATACTTTTGTAGACGAGTTTGCCCGGTCGTTTGTGTTCAATTACACATTTGTGCGAGCAGACATTCTCAACCAATACGTTATTAGAATTATCCCACCTGTTGGTCAATATCTTGATGGTGTGTTAAACGGCGAAGTTATATTGCCAGTCGGCGGCTGTGTATCCATAATGAACTTCCCTAGTAATCAGTGGTACACAGTTGATACTGTGGGGACACGACAGACGGTCATGCCGTTTACGCTAACCGACGCATCACCGATAACAATCAACGGACGAATAAGCAACAATTTTCAGGTTGTGCTTGACGTTGCGGGCGCGACGCGGCAACTTGCTAACCCAATCAATTTGGTGGATGGTCAAGAGTTGAAAATCCGCATTCGGCAAGACGGCGGCGGTGGCCGAGCAGTCACCTTTGGTACAAAGTGGAAATGGGGCAGCGGCACACCGCCCACGTTTGTTACAACACCTAATGCAACAAACTTTATCCGTGCATACTATGATGCTACTCTCGACATTTTGATCGCAACGGCAGTTGTGGGTGTTGCTTAAAGTATTGGTTACTTTTACAACAACAATCATAAATACAAGCATCGAAAGATAGGGTGAGAAGCACCCTTAATTTGGGAGGTCCCAAACCTTCTTGACTTTTATTAGATGTGAACAGATAGTATGCAGATGTGAACGTAGACATATCGATTCACAGAAGAGAAGTCAAACAACAACTAGAACAGAAATAGGAGAAAAATTATGTCAACAGCAAAAGAAAAACTCGCAGCCATTCGCGCCCAATTCGGCGATCAGCAATCTGGCCCTCGCGAACAATTCACCAACAAGTACTACCCGTTTTGGAACATGAAGGCCGGACAACGTGCCGTCATTCGTTTCCTGCCGGATAAGGACGAGAGCAATTCTCGCGGCTTCTTGGTAGAGAAGGTGTCCCACAACCTTTTGATCAATGGACAGAAAAAGACTGTTGCATGCCTGAGCATGTACGGTGAAGACTGCCCGATCTGCAAGGTGTCACAGGACTATTACAAGGTCAATGACAAGATCAACGGCAAGAAGTACTGGCGTAAGAAGCAGTACATTGCGCAAGCACTTGTACTGGAAGATCCGCTGCCAGCTGATAAGGATACTGGGTTGACTCACCAAGGTGAAGTTCGGCACATTGCCCTCGGCTACCAGCTGTACAACATCATCAAGGAAGCGTTTGCTTCGGAAGATGATCCACTGGACGCATCACCTGATGACTTTGCAGATGGTTACGACTTCATCATCAAGAAGACGGAACAGGGTGAGTACTCAACGTACACAATGGGAACGAAGTTCCACTCGAAGCAACGTTCATTATCGGAAGATGAGCTCGTTGTGGTTGAGGAAGGGATGATCGAACTGAAAACTCTGCTGCCAAAGAACCCTGGCGTTGAGAAGGTTCGTGCAATGCTGAACGCTGACCTGAACGGTGAAGATTACCAAGACGAAGGCCGCAAGGAATCGTCTGGTGATAGCGAACCGGCACCACGTGTCGCAGCTCGTCCTGCACCAGCTCGTGCCGCTGCACCAGCAGATGAAGACGATGATCCTCCGTTTGAACCGGATCCAAAGCCTGTGAAAGCTGTCAAGGCAGCAGTCACAGAAGAGGGTTCGAGTGACGTTGACGCAATGCTTGCACAAATCCGTGCACGCCGCGCAGCCAAGTAATTCTGGCTTTGGAGGTAGCTTCGGCTACCTCCCTTCATTTAACGGAGTAAACATATGGCAAAGTCTGTAACACCAGACTTCTTGAAGGCGTTCGAGAAGGATTTGGAAAAAATGGAAGGAGTTGGCACATCTGCTCTCCCTCCGCGTTATTGGTATTCTACCGGTAACTACGTGCTGAACAAGATCATTTCTGGCAGCTTCTTCAAGGGTATTCCACAAGGTCGTATTACTGACCTGGCAGGAGCATCCGGAGCTGGTAAGAGTTTCTTGGCAGCGAACCTTGTCAAGGCTGCGCAAGCATCTGGTGCAACGGTTCTCGTTGTTGATAGTGAAAACGCTCTTGACGACGATTTCATGGGTAAAATTGGTGTTGATGTCAACAACGGCAAGTACATGTACGCCGAAGTAACAACGATTGCCCAGGTTACGAATGTGATTTCAAAGTTCCTCAAAGGATACCGTGCTGCTTGCGGTGAAGATGCTGACTCTGAACAGGTCCTAATCCTGATCGACAGCCTCGATATGCTGATGACAGAAACGGAACAAGAGAACTACGAAAAGGGTGTGCAAAAGGGCGATCAAGGACAACGCAATAAGCAATTGAAAGCGATGCTCCGTGGGTTTGTTCAAGACATCAAGACACTGAACGTTGCAATGGTATGTACGTCACAAGTGTACAAGAACCAAGACGTTCTCAACGGCGAAGGTGTGTGGATTGTTAGCGATGCTGTCAAGTACGCATGCTCACAAATCGTTATGCTGTCGAAGTTGAAGCTGCGTGAAGCTGTCAAGGGACAGGCCACCAAGGAAATCACTGGTATCAATATGAAGTGCGAAGGGTACAAGACCCGGTTCACCAAGCCGTTCCAGGTGGTTACTGTTGAAGTTCCATACGAAGCAGGAATGGATCCTTATTCAGGTCTTGCAGATGTTCTCACAACGTTGGGAATTATCGAGAAGAAGTCTGGACGGTACTATCTCGAAGACGGTCAATGGTTCTTCGAATCAGACATTGGACCGTTCGCAGAAGCTCTGCTCATCAAAGCCGAGGCAAAGGCTCAAATGTTCTTGTCTACAAAGGCAGGAACGGCTGAATCTGATCTCGAAGTGGATGAATCAGAACACGGCGAAGAAGGAACTGCAAAAGCAAGGCGGAAAAAGAAGGCAACAGCAGAGTAATATCTGTTGATGTATCAACGAGAGTGGAGTACAATATGTATTCTACTCTCGTTCCCCGTTGGGAGAATCATAATGACATTCACACTCAAAACAGCACAACAACTGATGACAGATAATCTGATCGTCAAGCACTATGCAGGTTCAATCTCGTATGGAACCAACTTGCCCATGTCTGATGTTGATTTTCGTGGTATTTTCTGCGCTGACCCAGTTAATGTACGCACGCCGTTCTATCCCCTGAATGAAGTCAATGACACGTCGGAAGAGGATACGGTAATCTACGAACTTGCCAACTTCATGAAGCTTGCACTTGACTGCAATCCAAACGTTGTTGAATCGTTGTGGGTTGATCGTCAAGACATCGTACACACCACGCCTGCGTATGAAATCCTGCGTGCTGCCGCTCCACAACTCTTGTCAAGCAAGATCGCATTCACAACGAGTGGATATGCACTTGCTCAACTGAAACGGATCAAAGGGCACAATAAGTGGATCAATCAGCCCCAATCTGAACAACGTCCACAGCAAGTGGATTTTGTCTCTCTCGTCCACAATTTTACAGGTCCAAAGACGTTCAAGGTCAGTCTCCGGGATTACGAACGGGGTCACCGTCTCGTTCCGTTTAGTGGTGATACGTACGGTGTATATCCTGCGGACAAGTACAGTCCGTTCAACAAAGAGACGGGTGCACTAAATGACGATTACGAAGGCGATAGTCACGCCCTCGGAACACCGTTGTTCATCGTCAAGTTCAACCGTTCTGTCTATGTTGCAGCGAAGGAAACGTGGGAGAACTACTGGACGTGGAAAAAGAACCGCAATGAAAAGCGTAGTTCGTTGGAAGAACAATTTGGGTACGATACCAAGCATGCAATGCATTTGGTTCGTCTGCTTCGAATGGGTGCAGAAGCACTGCAAACCGGACAACTGCTTGTCAAGCGTCCCGATGCAGAGGAACTGTTGTCGATCCGAAATGGTGCTTGGACGTACGAGCAAGTAGTGGAATACGCTGAAATGATGGATAATGACGTACGTGTCAATTTGTACGCAAAGACATCACTTCCAAAGAAACCGAACATCAAATTTGCAGCACAACTTGTGCTTGACATTCAGGACGCAATGTGGGCAAAGACTTAGAACAAATCGAACACTTGTTGGGGTTATTCGATAAGAGACAGAAGGCCAGAAATGCTTGCAATCGAGAGATTGCTGAAACATTGACGCCTTCTGTCCTTTCAGCAATATTTGAGTTGGTTAATGTGCCAACCGACGCAATTGTGTGGGAAGATATGGATGTCGTTCAATCCATATTGGTAATACGTGCTGAAATCACGTATAGTCCAGCAAAAGAGATGTCACAATTTCTTACGTTGGTGATGCCGTCTGTGCAAGGAGAAAACCCTGTCCAAATTCAACGAACGATCACACTTGGCATTCCTTTGACAGTTGTATTTCAAGAAAAAGAAACGATCAAGGGTTGGTTAATGAGTGTTGCAATGGGGAATAAGACAGAAGAGCCTCTCACGGCCGAGCAAAAGCAGATTCCACAGTATTTTAACATTGCAGAACTAACAAAAGAACAAATGACGCAGTTGCTGTATTTTCAGCAACTGACCAAAGGGACATCACAATGAGCCGACTTGCTGACCTCGGAGATAAATTCTCCAATCTTCCCACACTAATTGTCGAATTTGAAGAAGCTTTCGAGGGGATTGAAGAGAACCTTCGGTTATCAGGTAAGGCGCTCGATAAGGCTTTGAACGAACAAAGCACGTGGCCAATTTTTTATGCACAGCGCAGAGCTGAACTAAAAACAATTATGAAGTACCTTGACGCCCAGGTGTCTGCTGCCCGGGGGCGACTTGCTCGTCGCTATGTTGAAAATTACTCTCGGACTCTTGGTGAGCGGGTAATGAACAGTTTTATTGATTCAGAAGACGAGTATCTCAAAATCAATGAACTGTACCTTGAAATTGCAGAACTACACGATAAGTTTGACGATGCTGTTAGCGCATTTGACAAGCGAGGATTTGCGCTGCGTGACCTAACAGCTGCTCGAATCGCAACAATCCAAAATGCAACTCTATAATGGCAAAGACTGATTGTAAAATTCGTCTCCTCGACGAAGTATCCGCAGTTTTAGTTGGTCTTCACGAAGATCATCTGACACAACTGTACAACAAGTATGCTGTGCCTGCTGCGAACTATTTCTTCAACCCTCGGTTCAAACTTGGACAGTGGGACGGAAAGATTCGGTATTTTCACAAGACGGGAAAAACATTTGTTTACTTGTTAGAAGATATCCTTCCCAGATTGGTGAAGTTTGGATATAACGTTGTCATTGAGGATTTACGTACAACACAAGCCCAAGCACCTGACTTAATCGATAATGGAGTGTTTTCCCACATACTTCACCTTGACACGGGGAAGCCAACAATCCTTCGTGCAGACCAAGTAGAAGGGGTCAATTCATTGATTGAGGCTGGCAGTGGAATTTGTCTTGCGGGCACTGGTGCTGGGAAAACATTGATGTGTTCAGCACTGGTTAAATCATACGACAACCTTGGTGTAAAGTCGCTGACAATTGTACCTGACCAAGGATTGATCCGTCAGACCAAGGCAGAATATATCAATTGCGGGCTTGATACGGGCGAATACAGTGGAGCTGTTAAAACGTTAGATCACAAGCACGTTGTCTCTACGTGGCAAGCACTGAAAAACAATCCAAAGATTGTCGAAATGTTTCAAATGGTAATCGTTGACGAATGTCATGGACTACGTGGAAATGTGCTGACAAAAATCATTTGTGATCACGCATCGCGTCTTCCGTACCGGTTTGGATTTACAGGTACGTTGCCGAAAGATGAAGCTGAACGGATGGCTGTTCACGTTGCTGTTGGCCCTGTTAGATTTACTATGCCTGCCCATACGTTGATAGAGATGGGAGTGTTGTCAACTATCCACATTGATGTCATTCAACTGGAAGAGGATCTCCGGACAGAATATGCCACATTCTGCAATGAAGACGTTCCGGGAAGCAAGCCACCGACATACATTCAGTTCAAGGACGGATATTTCCCCGACTTCGCATCGGAAAAGTCATACTTGCACAGAAACGAACTGCGCATTGAGTGGATTGCAGAGTTCTTGCTTGCAAAGCAAGATTCAAAGAAGGGAAATGTGATGTGTTTGGTAGACAGCATTCCCCTTGGACGCAAACTCGCCTCCTACATTCCCGGTGCTATGTTTGTCAATGGTCAGGACGTCAAGAAGGTATCAGAACGCACTAAAATTTATGATCTTTTCAAGACACGCGATGATTTAGTCGTTATAGCAACGGTACACATTGCAGGAACGGGATTGAACATCAACCGAATATTTAACCTTGTATTTGTTGATGTTGGTAAGTCATTCATTCGAGTTATTCAGGGAATTGGTCGAGGACTTCGTAAGGCAGCAGACAAGGATTCTGTTGTAGTCACTGATATATGTGGCGACTTGAAGTATAGCAAGAAGCACTTGAAACATCGAACCAACTACTACGAAGAAGCTCAATACCCCTTTAAGAAACACAAAATCGATTACGTTAAGCAAATGACATTGCTTGACTTACCCGAGTAACCAAGGTACACTCATATCATGCTTATATTTGACGGCGAATCCCAACCAATCATTCTTGACAGTATTCACGGACCCACTATGACAGAACATATGTGGGTACTGGACCTGTCAATGCTCGACTTTACCCTTGCACCTTTGTTGATGTTGGAGGAAGTTGTTTGTCCTTCAATTCAGGTGTTGATTAAGGGTTTCCAGTTTACCCTTCCAGCAAATTGGAATGTGCTTGTTTACGATCGAGAGACAGCCCAGCTGGATGTCGTTGAACTTGCTGAAACAGCTGGTAGACAGTTCACTGCGCTGACATATGGACCAAAGAAATCTGCCGTCTCGCCAGAAATCATTACAGTAACCAACTACTACATTGAACACAAAAATGTTGGCCCATCATTGAACAAACATCAAATGTTGTGCCATCCTATTGGACCTGACGAGTGGATCTGCGTATCCCCCTCCGATACGTACAACAAATACCTCAAAGATATCATTGTTGGTGATCTCATTGGATAACGATACATTCAAGATTCGCGCTCTGAAAGTTCATGGCAACAAGTATCAATATGATGCGGTTGGTGAACATAGAGTCCATGATAAAATTGAAATTCTTTGCCCGACTCATGGAATATTTACCCAACGTTCATACTCACACCTGCAAGTGTTGGGATGCATTAACTGTCGAAAACAATCGCAGTTTTTGACCAAACCAGAATTTGTGCAACGAGCACAAGTGGTTCACGGAAATACCTACACATATAACGAAGTAAACTACGTTCATAATCGACAAAAGGTACTAATAGGGTGTAAAACCCACGGACCATTCTTGCAAACCCCTAACATGCACGTAAGTGCTCGTCAAGGATGTCCAAAGTGTCATTTTTCAGCTGGAAAATATAAACAATGGATGTTTGATGCTGATCAAAACCTTGCCAGCCAATCAGCTTTGATCTACCTTGTAAAATTGAACGTAAATAGTAGAACATACAACAAAGTAGGTATAACAAAGCGCTCACTTCGATTACGATATGGTGGAGTTGACCACGAGATCATCATTAGTCACAACACAACTTTGCTAAAAGCGTGGTCAGCAGAACAGCAAATGTTAAGCACGTTTGCAACCTATCGACAATCAGAACGATTACCATTTTCTGGGTGGTCAGAAGTACTGAATGTTGATATTCAAATAATTGAACGATCTTTGCACGGCCTAATCGGATAAACAAAGGATAAACAAAGGACATACCATGGCAGACATCACAAAACCAGTTACAGTAACAGAACTGAAAACATTCATCGAAGCTGTTGAATTTGCAGCAGACGTTGAGGAGTGGGTGCCGAGCGTTCGTCAATGGACTCGTATTCGTTCAATGATTGAACGGCTGCAAGAATCAGCTCCACCACAACCACAACAACAGCAGCACTTCCGACAAGCGGCCGAAAATATGCCAATGCCCCTACCAATGCCTGGTGATCCAGGACAACTTCGAATGTCAAGTGGCGGCCTTGCTTCTTCTCCACAAGGATTAGCTGGTCCATTCGCCACTGGTGGAGCGCAGCCGGTACGAGCTCCTGACGTAGATACATCCAATGGAAATAGTTACAAAACCCCATTTGCTTAACACCCACCTCAACGATAGAGTGTTGTGGTACGATGGTGTATCTTCGTTTGATCCAGCAGCTCTGCTGCGTATGGTCAAGTTTCATGACATCCGGTTTGTAACGCAGCCCTCTCCATTAGTAGAAGAATTCAATCGACACGCGTCGGTTGCCCAGCAGATCGAAGTTAAGGACACCTGTAATCCTCTGACATATGATTGGACGATTCCTGATTCATTCAAAAAGTTGGATGTGATTGAGTACCTCTTTAAGGCACACAGTGTTTTATTTGAAGGGGAACCACCTGCGGAAATTGCGCTGCGAGAGCGTAGATTGGCAGAGGAACTTGTCATATACAACAAATATCAACTGTTTGACGTGATTCGCACTATAATTTGGATCATAAATACACTAACCGCTACCAATACCGTCTGGGGTGTTGGTAGAGGGAGTAGCGTATCGTCATACGTGTTGTACATCATCGGAGTGCACGACGTAGATTCGTTTAAGTACGATTTGGATATCGATGATTTTTTGCACGAATAGGAGACATATATGGCAAAGCCAGTGAAGAGCGCAAAAGGACAGTTGGTTGATTTTGACTTGCTCAAAATCAAACAGCAGATTGCGTCTGCACCAAAACCAACAAACGTACAAGCACGGGAAGCTTTTATTGATCAGAAGTTCAAGCGTCGGATCAAAAAGTTGAAGCGTGATACTGTTGATCTCACTGCTCCCGTAATTGAGGATCCTTCGGATCCACCACAAGAATAACAAACATACAGAAAGCATAAAACCATATGAACATCGTACCAGTCAAGAGCAATGGAATCGCATTTGAATTTATCGACCGCGTTAATTCCAAGGGGGAGTTTGAGAAAGAATCAACCGCATCAGGGATTGTGCTGAAAGCCAGCTTTGATGACAGCGCTAAAGAACCACGGTGGGTCAAAGTTATTGCTGTTGGCCCCAGTTGCACAATAAAGGTCGGTCAACAAGTACTTCTCCCCAACTTGCGCTGGACGTCGGGGTTGAAGTTTGAAGGCGTTCGTGTATGGATGTCTGACGAATCCCAAGCTGTTGCTGTGCGTGACACTCCATTCGCACCGATTGAACCGCTTACCAATGTTGTGCTATTCAAACAAAATCCAAAGGCTGATCTCAAATCAACCAGTGGCATTATCGTTGTGATTGGTGGATCCGACGAAACACCAACGGGTGTTGTGTTGCACTTGGGACCAAAAGTTTCACCAGAACTGGTAGTTGGTACAACTATCTATTACAACGACACCAATTTCACAGATACATTTAGGCATGCTGGGGTAACAATGTCTTTCATCAAGGATGACAGTATCTTGGCATATGCATAACGGAGAATAGTATGCTTTTCATCTTCTTGTTGATTCTATCAACAGCAGCGATTGCTTTGTCCGCTGAATATTTCAGCGTCATCGGCTTGGCTGCAACATTCAGCGGCGTATTTTGGTCAGTGATCATTATGGGTGGCTCGCTTGGCGCTGGCAAGTTGATGGCAGTATCGTACCTGTACAGATACTGGGTTAAGACCAATTTAGCACTGAAAGTCTACTTAATTGCAGGCGTTACAGTGCTCTCGATGCTGACTTCGCTTGGTATTTTTGGATACTTGTCGTCTGGATATCAACAGGATATTTTGCCTCTCAAACAGAAGCAAGAACAAATTTCACTTCTTGATGAAGAGAAGGTACGAAGTCTTGCTCGTAAGAAACAGATTGACGACCTAATCGCAGGGGGGCCTACCGTTGGTTCTGTCAACAAAAAAGATGGCAATGTTGATCCAAACGCAACTCGTGCATTACGCGAAACAACCCGATCACGCGAGTCTATCGTTAAGCAGTACAAAGCTGAACAAGAATCCGTTACTAAACGAGTAACAGAACTGGACACGCAACTACTTGCATTGAGACAAGAAACAATTAAGACCGAAGCCCACATTGGTCCAATTACCTATATCGCCAAGGCGTTTGGACTTGATACTGACAATGCAACAAAGTACTTGATCTTCTTGATCATCTTTGCTTTTGATCCAATGGCAATTGCACTTACACTTGCAGTCAATATTGCGCTTCGGCTACGCCGAGAAGAACTGGCGGCCAAAGAGGCAGAAGAAAACGCATATTTTGACAATGTGGCATCACCTGTCGTCAACGGATTTACTCCGCCAGAGCCTATGCCTCCCGCACCAGCTCCTCCGCCAGAACCAGTGGTAGAGCCAGTTGTAGAGCCAGTTGTAGAGCCAGTTGTAGAGCCAGTTGTAGAGCCAGTGGTAGAGCCAGTTGTAGAGCCAGAACCAGTTGTAGAGCCAGAACCAGTGGTAGAGCCAGAACCAGTGGTAGAACCAGTGGTAGAGCCAGAACCAGTGGTAGAGCCAGAACCAGTGGTAGAACCAGTGGTAGAGCCAGAACCAGTGGTAGAGCCAGAACCAGTGGTAGAGCCAGAACCAGTGGTAGAACCAGTGGTAGAACCAGTGGTAGAACCAGTGGTAGAGCCAGTTGTAGAGCCAGAACCAGTGGTAGAGCCAGAACCAGTTGTAGAGCCAGAACCAGTGGTAGAACCAGTGGAGATCCTTCCAGAACTGGCCCCGATTGTAGATCCTAACTACGAAGGTGGGGCTCGTCGATTCCGTCCATATCCACCAAAGTGGTCAGGCACAGAAACGCCAGACAAGGTTCGTGAGCTAATCAATCACCACAAGTTTCTCAAAGCGAAGCAAGATAACGGCGATACTCTTTCAAAAGATGAAATATGGGAATTGCACGCAATTGAGGAAGTCCTGCGCCGCAATGGTGTAGAGATGTATTTGTAACCGTTGATTTCTCCTTGGCTTGTTGTATAATTATAAGATAAGCCAAGGAGACCCTTTGATGGCACAGAATAACAACCACTTGTTGTGGGTAGAAAAATACAGGCCGCAGTCTGTAACTGATTACATCTTTCATGACGCACAGCAGAAGGCTGCTGTAATGCGTATGATTAACGACAAATCAATTCCACAGCTACTGTTGTCAGGCGTACAAGGTAGCGGTAAGACAACATTGGCCCAGATTTTGATACGATCGATGGAGTTAGATGACACGGACGTACTAACAATCAATGCGTCAGATGAGCGCGGAATTGACACGTTTCGTAACCAGATTAAAAACTTTGCCATGTCGATGGCTATGGGGCGGTTCAAGATTGTCCACCTTGAAGAAGCAGACATGCTTACGCCACAAGCACAGGCTGCATTGAAGAGGTTCATGGAAGAGACGAGCGAGTTTGTCCGGTTTATTTTGACGTGCAACCACGTTAATAAGATCATCGCGCCAATTCGATCAAGGTGCCAAGAGTTCTTCTTCCGCGCAGCGGATTCGAATGACATTGCTGAATACTTGATTCGAATTTTAGCAACAGAGGGTGTTAAGTTCGACCTTGATCTACTTGACAAGTACCTTGCTTACGGATATCCTGATGTACGCAAGATGGTAAATCTGCTACAACAAAATACAGTCGATAAAGAACTGCAAGCTCCAACGTTATCCGGAGAAACGGGCGATTATAAATTCAAACTGATTGATCTGATAGAATCAAACAAGTGGGTTGAAGCCCGTAAGCTTGTGTGTTCAAGTGTTACATCAGACGAATGGGAGAGCGTGTATCGGTTCTTGTATGAGAACATTTCACGTGCTCCAAAATTTAGTAACAACGAAAAGTGGGAAGAAGCAATTCTTGCAATTGCTGAACACCTCTATAAAAACACAATTGTTGCAGATCCAGAGATCAACGCAGCAGCATTGTTTATACGCCTCGGTCAACTATAAGGAGAACAACATGACTGATAAGAAGACAACGTTCGGTATATACGAATACGCCAACTCAATTACATTACCAACAGAACCGTACCCTGATGGCGCCGTTACTTTACTTTCACATCTCGAAGGTTCCGTTGGCTCTTCGTCACCATATTTTGTTGGCAACATTGTTGGAGCAGGCCAAGGAATTACGTTCACTGGCACTCCATACAGTCCTGTTGATCAACTTGCTGACCTACAACAGCGCGTTCAGAAGTTGGAGTCAGCAATGGATATGTGGAAATCAGCAGCAATTACCCTTGCTGAAATGAACCGGGAATTGCAGGCTGCCGCAGAAGCTGATCGTGATGATCGTCTTACGCTCGGTGAAGCTTCGTTTACTGCCGAGCACATGATGCTAAAGAACAGTTCAATTGGGTACTCTACGATTGATGGTGTCAATCCTGTGGCCGGGCCAAGTTTCACCTTCAATCTTGCAACAGGCGAAGCTGCTGAAACGTACGATCCAAAGGCTATCACAGAAGATTACTATTTTGGAGGCGCATACGCACCAAATAGTCGTGCTGTTAAGTACATCGAAGAGGTCCGAGCCGAACGTGCTGAAAGACTGGCTGCAACTGCTTACGAACACGCAATGAAGGTGGTGGGATAATGGCGCGCAGGAAGCGCCCAGAAGGCGAGACAACACAACAAACAGAAGAACGTCGGGTGTTGGAAGTTATCGCAGACAACGCAACACGCAGTGAAAAGGTATCGTGGGACCGCAAGATGGATAATATGGTTTCGCTGATTGCAAAACTACGTCCAATTGAAGAACAGATCCTCGACCTGATGGCAACGAAGACTCCAATCATTGACGATATTTCTACGCTGCGGCGTGATATGGTTCGTGATTGTGTTCATCCATACCAAATGCTTGCCCATAAGGGTGAGATTGTGGAGTGCAAGTTTTGTGCTCGTAGATTTTCTGCTCACCAAGTAGCAAGAAAAACGGTGTAATTTACACATGTCGACAAAACGATGTTGCAGCAGTCTTCATGAGGGTGAGCGTGCTAACCGACTAAAAAGCGATGCGACGATACAAGAAATGCAACAACTATATACCTTTTACTCTTTGAACCAACAAAAATGGCAACAGAAAGACTTGATATCTTCCGAGTGCTTGGTGCAGCTGATGCCAAGCAGGAAGATTTCTACGAAAAGCTAACTGATGAGGAACGGAAGACTTTTCTTCCGTTCCTCGTTACGCGCTGGATGTCTGGAACACAAGATCCTGGTCAGATTGTGTTGATCAACGAATTTGCCAATCCGTACATGTTTTCCCTAACATCCCACAAGCAGTTGCTTTGGCAATTGCTAACAGTGTGTAACTCCGGTAGAAAGCAGCGATATGTATGGAATAAACTCCCAGCAAAGCGTGAATCGGGAAAGCCAACAACGATCAAGGTAATTCGTCAATTCTTCAAGTACAGTACCAAAGAAGCTGTTGACGTACTTGACATCCTGTCGCGAGATGATATTATTGGCTTGGCAGAACAGCTCGGCTGGCAACCAGACGAGATTGCGAAGATCCGGCGTGAGTTGAAGGTTGACAAGGAAAAGGAGGATACTCCTGAGAAGCCTGTCAAAGGTAAAAAACCCAAACTGGTAGATCAATTACTGGAATACTGATGACTCCTGAATTTCTCAAATACGTCCGGTACTTGTCGAAGCAAGACCGCAAAACTCTCTCACAAAAGACACTAAAAGTTGGTGAAGAATTTGGCGAGCTTGCGAAGGCTGCCCTGCCTTTTGACAACGCATACGCGACAACTCACCGATTTGTCGAGCGCGAACAGATTCTCGAAGAGGCTGTTGATACTGTGTTGTGCGCTCTGTCCGTTGCGTATGACCTTGATTTTACTGACGATGAAGTCGATGAGATGTTCAGTCGAAAGGCAGAGAAGTGGGCGCTGTTGCAAAGCAAAGAACACGAGATCAAGTACCCACTTCCGTATGAGATTCACATCACAGTGGCGCTGCCCGTCCCTGTTACGCAAGATTTCCCTCACACATATATTGAGATGTTTCGTGATATATGCAAGCAACTACATTGCAAACCAATCATTCTCGATCTCCAAACCCCCAACGGCACAACAGCAATGACAGACGCAATGACGTCGTCAAAGCACTTTGGAACCAACCGCACAGCGTATATCTACGCTCAAAATCTCGCTGCATCACTTGCACAGTGTGATTTGAGCGTTGTTCGTATCAAAATTGAAACCGTCCCCTGGCATCCGGCAGCTCCTGTTGATAACCAACCAATGCCAACAAATTGCTACTTTGAAGCTCACATCCCTGTCACTCTCAAAGAGCCAGATCTACCAGCACTGCGGGCAATGATTGCAGAATACAAGATGAATGGTATCAATCTCCACGCATCACAAAACCTGTTCAAGAAGAACGCAGATGGATCTGTCGTTCTCATGGTTACCCTGCGTGAGAAGACTGGAACATATGAAATTTTCGCAGGAATGCTTGAATTCACAGTTGATAACTTGAAGACCAAGTGGACGGTTGGCAATGTTCACGCAGAGTTCTCTGTTTACGATACAAAGGTTTCACACGATAATGCGTGGATTATTTCAAATTAAGAGAGCCACCTGTGTTGAGAACAACCATAGAACATATGCAGGACCGACGCTCATCTATTCAATCACGCTTCACTTGTAAGTCATGCCATAAAGTGTTTGTGTTGGAGGGGCGTTACCTCGCGCATCAGTGTAAGCAAATGAAACGTGAGGAGGAGTTTCGCTCACCCACAGGCCAAGTTGCGTGGCACTACTATCAACTGTGGATGCGTGCAATGAAGCGCATGCCACCACCGGGCCCTGCTTTCTTATCGTCAAAATACTTCCGTACGTTCATCAACTTTGTCAACTTTTCCAAACGCGTAGAGTTGCCAAGAGTGGAGAAGTTCATTTGGCTGATGGTAACAAAGGATTATTCACCTACAATGTGGATGAATGACGACGTGTACTCAATCTACCTTGAATTCCTCGACCGTAAGACATCGGGAATGGAGAGCGCAACCTTGTCGATTGAAACAGTGATGGCATACAGCGACAAGCACGAAATTGCAATTCCCGAAGTGTTCAATCATATGCCAATACAGGCGATTATTCACCTTTTACACGTACGGAAGTTATCTCCGTGGCTGCTGTTGTTCAGCAAAACGTTCAAAGATGCATTTGTTCATCGCACAAACGCAGAGCAAAAAATCATCCTCGAAAATCTAATCAGACCGAGCTATTGGCCAGACAAGTTCGCGCAACACCCCGACGAAGTTGCAAAGATCAAAATGTTGGTTGGTGAAATGGGGATCTAAACCACAAGTAGGCACGTTGACATAAATAAAGCGTACACCACGCCTTATTTTGAGGAATATCCCATGTCAGCATATGCAATCGACTTTTCCGACCCGCTAAAAGGTAGTTTTAGCATTCCAGCCGGCGGCTTCAACGGCCCAGGTGGTTCGTCTGCCAACACATCTCTTCGGTTGTATGGTCGCGGAGCACTTGAATGGGGCGAGGCTGTCGACGAAGACTTGGTCCGTTTGACAGAAAACTTTGCAAGTGCTTCATCACCAAGCTACGCAATCACCGGTCAAACGTGGGTAGAGCAAACGCTGTACTATCGTAATACCTTGATCGGTAACGTACTGCAAGGGTGGTACTACTACGATATCAAGGAAGTTGCTCCAAACAAATGGAAACTTCTCAACGGCACAGGCATTGTATCAGGAACTGCATCAGTATCTCCAATTGAAGGTGAGTATTACAGCAACGGTGTTACTCTATTTGGTTACTATTCGCTTGGCAAGTATGAACCAGCTGCATGGTTGCCACGTTCCTATATCATCGGGGGTGCAGTACCAATCTCCCCAGCAGTTACACCCCAGATTAACGTTCACGTCTATAATGCAGCAACAGCGACGTGGGATACGCCGTCAGGAACTATCGTCTCTGGCACAACTCCAAGTCTACCACTTACTGGTATGTTGTGGTACAATACAGCGACAGGTAATCTGCTTGTATACACTGGTGCTGCGTGGCAGGAAATTCTTGGTCCAACAGGAGCGGCTCTTTCAACGGCCAGCGGTAATCTGGAAATGGGTTCGTTTAGAATTACTGGAATGGCAAATGCCGTTGGTGCACAAGATGCAACAACGCTGGCACAAGTAACCAGTTTGGTATCAGGTGGCGGCGCCGGCGTGTTCCTCCCATTATCTGGTGGTACACTAATAGGTTCTGTGACGTTCAGCGCTGGAACTGTCATACACAGCGTGAACTCCACGTTCACAACACTATCTTCGTCAGGGTTGGCGTCGTTGAACTCCATCTCAACGGCGGGTGCAATTACATCAGGAGGCACGCTAACAGCAAGTGGTGCTTTGGTTGTTGGAACAACCGCATCGATTGGTAGCACACTAACCGTTAGTGGTGCTGCCAACATTAACGGCGGACAGTTGAGCATGAACAGTAGCAAGATCGTTAATCTTGCTACTGGAACAAATGCCAACGATGCAGTAAACGTTTCGCAAATGACAGCAGCAATTGCTGGCGCAGGTGTTGGCGCAGGTGTTCCTATCATCTGGACGTCTGGCGTATACAAAGCTGGTGACATTGCAATTGATTCGGGAAAAATCTATATCGCAAATGCCGGTGGATCAGGCGGCCCTCCTGGCGGCAACTGGAAGCAAGTATATCCAGCTGTGTACGCATAAGGACGGATCATGCCACAAGTTTCAACGACAACTTCTACACCTCTGGGATACACAATTGCAACAATGCAAGCGGTGGTTAATGCCTTGATTGTGGCGATGGCAGCGGGCAAGTCTGTATATGCGTCTGATCTCGCCAGCCTCAACAGCTCTGTATACAATCTCTGGCGCAGTCATACGCACAGTGCAACAGATATTCAAGGAATTGATACGTTTGGTAATGTTACAACATACGGGGTAGGTGGAACAGTACTATCACAAACAACATTTGCAACAACGCCTGCATACGGGGCTGTTACTACGCCTGGTGGAATTGCAACTGATGCACAAATTACTGCTGCTGACATTAACGTGTTGATTGCCATGATCAACAATATGCGGGTTCACTCACACACGATTACTGACGGTGTTGGGGTGACGGGTCAAACGGCGAGCATAACTGCTCAAACGTATAGTTGGTCTGATTCTGCTCCAACTTCTGTTACTCTCGTCCTTGCTAATGATGGACAACTATCATATACTGGTGGAGCAACAGGAGCTGAGTGGAATACGATGGCGCCAGTGGACTTAACGACAGCAGCGTCTTACGATGTGTATGTTACAGTATCAAGCGGATCATCTGTGACAGGATCTCCGCTTGGAACGTGGTTAAATCTTGGAACTACACGTTCGTGGACACTTGCAAGTGGTGCAGTAGACACCACAATCACATCAGTATTAACTGTCCAAATTCGCAGCGCTTCGACGTTGGCAGTACTTGATACTGCCTCAATCACACTTCAATGTACAGAATATACATATGTTCCACCAGTTCTCACTTGTTTTCCTGCCGGTAGTTTTGTGTTAATGGCAGACGGAACGTGGAAATTGATTGAAGACGTTGATGTGGGAGATATGATCATGGGAATGGGTCATCCCGAACCTGTCATATCAATGGACCGCCCGTTCCTGGGCGGCCGCCGTATGAAAACATTCCAAGACAATTCATTGAGCTGGTCCGAAGAACACGCAATGTGGACACGTGATGCCAATCAATCACAGTGGTGGTGGTCAGCTAATCCAGTAATGTGGAAAGCAGAAGCAGCATCGGGGGAAATTGGTGGTCTGTTAGATAATCAATCAATGCGTGGTGGCAATCAGGCTGTTGATTGGGCTCACGTAGACGGATGGAAAACTAACACAGTAAGTACAGGATCAGTTATTGATCCAAACACACGACTGTACCTTCCACGCACAAACGGTTCACCAATTATTGTCAATGGATATGTAGTTGGTGCCGGTGTCAACCAAGCAGGCTTTGACTATACTACGCTCGACTGGGATAGTGTAATTCCTCAATTACCTGTTGTCCAACCCCTTCCCGTGTTGTAACATACAGTAAAAAGGAAATACAATGTCTGAATCCACAAGTACAAAGACAACTGCTGCTGGTACAGTTGCTACTGTTACCGCAGGTAATGAAGTGAATGCTGCTACATTTCAAAATATGCTTAGCATTTTGAATGAATTAGTGTCTCACACACATATCTTCTATGACGATTATAGTACCGCCTGCAATTGCAATTGTAACTGCAATTGCTCCCGTGGTATTCTGTAACCTATGAAGTACATTCTGGTCAGAGAAGGGGATAGAACTCCGTCTCTTTTTGGGGATTTCACCACTGTTGTAAACCCCGACGAGTTACCTCAAATTGGATTCTATCACAGGGTAGAACCAGGGTTGCGTTTAGTACGCAACAACACACGAAACGGAACCAGTGCTTTTGCTATTGCGCACTACCAAACAGATCCGTCTCTCCGCGTACAGCATCCATCATATTTTCGCCCAATTGATCTTGATCTCATAACTACGGCGCTTGATAAGTATGAGTACGTCATTTTTGGTGTACTTGCTTCGCACCACATAACCAAAGACACAGAAGCAATTGAAAAAGCCCAATACTTCGCTCGAACGGCAGACGGAGTTGTAATCGATATTGAAACTAATCTCCCAATTGAGTCAAAGTTTGGTACAATGATTACGGCATTTTTTGGAGCAGTTCGGTTCGCAGGGTTCCCCGTATACAGCTTGATTCTAAATTCTGATCTTGTCCATGCAACAGATGGATTTGATTTCTATGATGTGCCTGCACAAGCGATGTGGTTCTTGTTGTCTGAAAAAGATGGTCCCCTGTGCCAACACTTTCTCATTCCAACTATCGAAGATCCAGCCCGGGTGATTGGTAACGTAATTATCACAACACAACCAACATTTACCTTATCGTTTCTCACCAGCCCTATTTCAATTCTCAAACGAGAAGATCCCGCTAATATACTGGCGAATGCACAGTGGACGGTTGATACTAATCTGCAATACACCACAGTAAATGGGTCATTTGTTGTTGCTACTCCTGCGCATGGTATAGGATACTTTGAAATACAATTTCACTGTGGGTTGCTTTTTGATCAAGCTCGCCCAACCGAACACCCAACATTCAAGTACGTGGTACTCAACAATGAAAACAACAGAAGTTAAATTCTATCCAAAGCGCGCGCTAACGGAGGCTCAACAGCAACGAATTGACTCACACCAAGCCTCTGTCAAAGTCAATGCTGATGGAACACTTGACACATCGGTTCGTACGATTATTACACCGCGGGGTGACGTAAAGGAAGTTGCATATAAATCCATTCGTCCTGACCAAGCCGAACGAGTGATGAAGACGGGAGCAGTGTACGAGTTGTTTGAAGACCTCCAACACATGAACTTGATTGTCACCAACGCTTGCAACCTAAGCTGTTCGTATTGCTATGAACAGCACGATAAGGATTACGGCCGATTTACCCCTGAAAGCTTGAAGCAACTGTATGATTTCCTCGTCGCTTGTAATCCAAAGACTGGTAAGCTGTTTCAGTTTTTTGGTGGTGAACCGTTGATTCACAAGCAGTTGATTCTTGATTTCCTCCGTACGTACGACGCAGAATTAAAGAAGAACTCTGCGACAACCGCTGTTGGCATCATTACCAACGGTATCCTGCTAACGCCGCAGTTCATTGACGAATATTTTCAAAGCAAGCACGTGTGTATGAGCGTTAGTTTGGACACCGACATTGCTGAAATCGACCACCGTGAAATTGGGCAAGACCGCATCGACCGCATCATTGACATGATCGGGTTGATTCCTGAATACCACAAAAATAATCACATGGTCAGCGTGCGTTGCACAATCGCAATTGAGAACGCTCCACGTCTTGTAGAGTTCTGCACTCGGCTATACGATAAGGGACTCCGTGCAATCGTGATTCACCCGCTTACAAACAGTTCCGTTGACGGACACTTGACGTGGGATGCTGAACGATGGGAAGCTTTGCACCAAAGTGTGCTAACAGTAATCAACACACTTCCAAACTTTGAGGTTCAGTTTTCCGAGGGAGTTGGCGCGAAGGGTGGAAACAACTGCATGGTTGGATCTGACATGATTGCTGTCGATGCGTCGGGCGATTTCTCTGGATGCCACTTCTTCACCAATCTCAAAGAGTCTGTCCCACATACAATCCTTGGAAACCTCTTGCATGATGCGGTATATGTTGATCGCTACGCAAGCTTCCAAGACATTTACAACGAAATGTTCATCAAGGAACCACAGTGCCAAGCCTGTGACTTGAAGGGATTCTGTTATCAGTGTCCAGCAGGGCAAGCTGATACGGGTCGTGGATTGTTCCGTCCTGATGCCATGTGTCAAAGCATTGTTCGACTATTCCTTGAACTACAAAACGACATTGTGCGTAAGACGTTCAACCAAAAATTCCAACAACTGGTTGAATCCGTCGCAACAAAGGGTGAGCAGTATACGTTTGCCAAGGCATTGACACACTTGATGTATAACAAGATCAATCGTGTACATTTGGCTATTGATGAAGTCGATCAATTTGCTGATAAGTTACCACCATATGAACAAATCATTGGTCAATTTATTGGTCTAATGGAAAACAAGGTCACTGCACTGGATGATGCTGATGATTACGTTCCTACCATCACTGCATGGCCTATTGATATCAAAGCCCTGTATGAATATCTCCTTACTGCCGCGGGCAAGCCTGTAACAGCAAGTGTTTCAGAAGGTGATATCAATGATGTGAACAAGCGCACATTTTATCTTGCGTTGGTTCATATGGTTCTGTTGAACCAGAAGGGTGATGGCTTATCGAAACCGCACAAAATAGTCAAGCTGTAATGTCTCCTACCTCTCTTGCGGGGTGCCGAACGATTACGATATATCTTGGAAACGTGTGCAACTTCAATTGCACATATTGCGATCGAGATTACATCAAAGATTCTATCGGTGGGCAACATATGACGCTCGACGATCTTCCGTATATCATTGACTTCTTCAAGAAGTCAGGAATTGCTGCGTCTCCTCCTGGAATGTTCACATTCCACGGTGGTGAACCATTCTCGTATGTGAAGATTATGGACAAAATGATGGATGCAATTGTTCAATCTGTGCCTGGTGATTATCCATTCTACATCCAAACCAATGGAAGTCAGATTTTGCAGCACCGTTGGTTCTTTGAAAAGTGGGGTCCTCGGTTGGAAATTAGCATCAGCTATGACTTCATGTATCAGGACCTAAATCGCTCGCTGTTTGAGATCAATCCAACGCTGAAAATGATGGCTGAAACGGGAGTACGTGGAAGGCAATTTCAGTACGTAATGCCTGTAACGGATCCAAAAGTATTCAGCCTCGCAGCAATAAAGTCGATCACTGATATTTGTCACAAGAACGATGTGCGGCGAATTGTATTGATTCCTCTGCGCCACATTCGTGGCAAGGACAAGTTTCGTGTTATTATCGATGAACTCAATCTACCACAATTCTTTGATGCTTTTTTGAAGTTTGTTCAGATGCTATATCTGATGGGAATCGATGTTGTAATTGACGGGCACGGAAACGGATTTGACAAGCATTACTTTAACGACCACAAACAACTGGTGCTGTCACCTGATGGATACCTGTATCCGGAGTTTGATTTCCTTGAATACAAACGAACAGAAACTACTGTTGGCAGATGGAGAGATCCTGTATCTGTTGAACGAATCAAAACAAAAGAGCAAGAAGACCAGATGCTCCGTCCAAAGTGTCAAGTGTGTCCGTCAAGGGATCTGTGTGGATTGAAATACCTGCACGGAATCTTTGAAACTGACCCCGAAACTGATAAATGTGCTCAATTCTATCAGATGTTGATGGTAGTAATACAACACGCACAAAAACTCAAACAACAACCAACATTTTTCCACTGGGTAGGAATATGATTGAAGCAGAAAAGCAGGTAACACCGGGCGTTGAAAATAGCACTAACTTCAAGGAATACTTCTTGAAGTGGGATGCATTGGAAAACATCTCTCGTGAACTTGTGTTCTCAATTTTCGTCAAGTATATGTGTAAGGCCGGCTGCAAGATGTGTTACTTGCGTGATGCTTGGATGCCAGATGACAAGTTTGACGCATATGTTCCTCATGTGATTGGCGAGGCGACAGAGAAGCGCATTCTTGAATTTTTCGACTGCTTTGACACAATTAGCACGATTGATGACCTGTACTACATCAAGAACAACTATCCACATTTGTTTGATTTTTACAAACGAAACGCTCATCGCATGGCTTCAACGCAGATGACAGATAATGCGTTCGTACAGCAGTACAAAATCATGATGGAAGACGTCCAATTCAAAACCGTGTACGAGATCTCATTTAGTGATGTGTTTCTTGGAAAGAAACAAGGTCGAATGGTTGATGACGTAATAGAAAAGTTGAAACTTCTTCACGCACGCTCTCCTATCTCAAAGCTGAAAGTGATTGTTCGCACTGCTAATGGCGAACAATCAGAGCCCGTCGTGCGATTTGTCGAGTTTGCACACTCGCTTGGAATATATGTTGGGGTGCATGATGACATTACCCAAGGTCAAAACTTACGTCTGAATCTTGATTCTGTTGATTACCAAGAGCTAAATTACTACGCACAGGGATCGGAACCAATGCAAGTAATCAGCGAAGTTGTGTATCTACAATACACTTCGCTTCTTCTCACGTTGAGTGACGCCACCGCTGCATCGAGTGTTCCTTACTACGATATCATGCGTGACGGGATTATCGACATAGATCATTTCATTGCAAAGAGCCTTCAAGCAAAGTTGGATTTGTATGCGCGATATGCACGGGAAATTACCAATAAGACAAACAATCCGCACTATGAGTACTTTTCATACTTGTCGTCAACCTTAGTCGTTGACCAACACTACAACTTTGTGCCTCGCATCATACTCAAACCGTGGGTGCGGTTGTACCGTAAACTGCAAGAACAGGGATGGATTGAAACGCAATATGGATTGTTTGATCCTAACTGTACGTCTGGTGCTGTGAGACCACTCTTTATGTTTTCTCCTGTTCCGCTGCGCCCTCCACTACATATTCCCATCGTTGAAAGCACATCATGAGTGTAACTAAATTTGAAATCCTTCGCACTGGCGAACACTTCTTGTATGACAACGCTAATAATGGGTTGTACACAGATGCAGGTGCCCCGTTGAGCAAACCATTTGTAGAACCAGCAGAGTGGAATCAGCTGAAAGATCGCTTTGGCGCAACACATGTTGTAAAGAACCCCGAAACAATCAAAATTTCTCTTGGCCAAGGATGTAATTATAGCTGTGGATACTGCATGCAAAAAGACATCGGTAATCCAAACGAAAGGCCAGAGAACGGGCTAACCCCAATGCTAATCCAGAAGATCAAGCGTCACCTCGACCTATCAGAACTACTCCGGTTTGAGCTGTGGGGCGGTGAAACCTTGCTGTACTGGAAGGATATGGTTCCTTTGATGGAAGAGTTTGACCGCGAAGGAATCACGTGGTATGTCCCGACAAACGGAACGCCGTTGATGCACAAGCACATCGACTTCTTCAAACAATTGAAGGGCAATGTTGCAATGGGCATCTCACACGACGGCCCCGGTCATGAAACGCTTCGTGGTAAAGAGTTCATCCACAAGAAGGTTGAGATCTTTCAGCGGATCGAAGAAGAGGGTGGTCAAAAGATCCAGTATAGCTTCAACCCTGTGATTAGTCGCACAAACTACGATTTGTTCAAAATTAACGACTTCTTTCTTGACTTCTTCCAACAGAACAACCTCAAACATAAGCAGTTGAGTTATGAGCTGGGCAGAGTATATGACAAAGAGATGGCAGAAAACTCAACTCACCATGTTATTAGCGGTGAACATATCCCGTTGTATAAGGAGATCCTGACTCGCTATTTGGACTCGCATATTGAGCAGTTCCGACGCCTTGGTGAAACAACACAGGGCGATATGTTAGCGAACAATCTATTCCAAACGGGGTTGGGTGTGTTGCCGTTTGCTCGCACTCTCCAAGAACAAAAGGTTCCACTGCTTAAATCCAACTGCGGAGTTGACGACAGCAGGCTGCTGACAATGGATTTGCTTGGTAACGTGCGGACGTGCCAAAACGTTGACGAATCTTACAACGGTGGGAACTTGATGTACCTCAAAGGTATCAAGATTCAACAAGTCAACCTAAATCGTGATTATCACTGTGGAACGTGTGAAGTTCGTCGGCTGTGCAAGAGTTCGTGCCCGCTGGATTTGGGTCAAGCAGTGCACTATACCAACTGTGCAGTTGAGAAGACTCACTACCGCGCAATTCAACTTGCTGCTTTCAAGTTGTTGTTCAATAGCGACATTCGTATGGTTTAAGAGTAGATCTGGTTGGGATGTGAAGTGTGGAGGCATAAATACCCACATATGCACATCACGGAGCCAGATCTACAATGTCCAACTACGTCATAAAGCGCTCCGATCCAGCGAATGGGTCGTTTCTCGTTCAATCTGATCAGATTGATGGTACAACTCGTCCGTGGTCTGCTGGACTATACGTTAATCCTGTATCAGGATTAACAGCACTATCGTCTAACTCTTCGCTGGTTCTTGCAGGTCGAGGCATCACCGACTACGGTGAATTGGTTCAGAATGATCTGGTCTACTTGATGGAGCATTTTGCGTATAAAAGTCGGCCTCTTACACCCGTTCAAGGCCAAATTTGGTACAAGAATGCAAACTATACCGATCCTTCGTTTCCGTCAGACCCTACGGTAGCTGGTCTATTTGTATACAGCGGAACAGCTTGGACCCCAGTTCTTGCTGCTAACATTTTTGGTAATGTTGACTTGGGCGGCGCGCTGATCACAAGTCTTGGAAATGCAGTATCCGGAACAGATGCTCTCAATCGCAATACGGCCGATGGTCGGTACTTGCAGCTGGCGGGCGGAACTCTTACTGGTGGTGTTGCGTTTACTGCGGGAGCAACAACATTTACAGGTGGTACGGTCGTATATAATGCCGGTGTTGCAGTATCTGTTACTGATACTCCTTCATCTGCATTGCACGTTGCAAACAAATCATACGTTGATGCAAGAGACGCGGTTGTAACTGGATTGGTTAATGCAGAGGCAATAACACGTGGTAATGCGGACACAGTGTTAACGGGTGATATTGCTACCATTAACAGCCAACTGCCCAATTTTATTGTGACAACTGGCGATACAATGACAGGGAACTTGGCGTTCTCGTCGACTGGTTCTATCACGTTTGTTGGCGGCGGTTCGAGTTCAATTAACCTCGGTCTTGTTCGCATCCAGCAATTGGGTGCTCCGTCTCTCAACAATGATGCTACAACCAAGTTGTATGTAGATACCGCAATTTTAACCGCAATCGCAGGACTACCACCTTCCGCGGTCAGCGACGGTGTGGTTTATGGTGGTGTGTTCACCAGTTCAACAGGTGTTCTGACATTACAGCGTACTCTCGGATTACCTGACGTTACAGTAACCGGCACAATGGCACCGTTTAACCACGGGCACACAACTGGCGCTATCACGTACGATCTGGCATCTCCTCTGTACAGCCGAAGTGTTCTGATAATTTCAGAAGTGGCGACGGGTGGATACCCGGTTATTCCTACATCTAATGCAATTCGATCATTAGATCAAACGTTGATTGGTCTAACGCAACGTATTGAACGACAGATTGTGATTGGTGACGGAACAACTACGTCATTCAATCTTTCAGCTTTTATGGGATACCAAGTTAGCGAGAATCGTCTATCAATATCAATGGACGGTGTTAAGCAATATTGTTGCGAACGTGGTATGAGTAGAATCACATTCACAGATACGCCAATTAGTCCAAAGAGCGTGATTGGAATCCCTAACGGAGTATATGCGTTCAATATTACTGTTGATGGAACGCTATATTCAAGTGTAACAATTGTTGTTGGAGCTTCGTATACGTATCTTCAAATGGTTGCAAGCTTGACGTCCGCATTTACGACGCTTACAATTCCAGCAACAGTCAACCTCGATCAACGTTATGATACTATGGATTTGATAATTCAATCCAATACGTCAGGCAACGGATCGAATGTAACGATCTCATACGGTGTTGGTACTTATTTCCAATCAATGCCAACCAGTTCTGCTCCCGTAAACACAAGCATTACAACAGACCTGGCATACAAAGAAACAGGAGTATCATCAATTACTTCCACAAACGTCGTATTTTTTACAGCACCACCAGTGGGTTCTGTTCTCGAATTCCTGCTGCTGCCGTTGTAAGGTGATTGCATAAATGTCGCAGCCAACAATTAAATCGTCAGCTCTTGCAGTAGATCAATATTTGTCAAAATCTGTTGCAGGCGCTACTAACGTAACACTAACAGCAGTGGAAGCCCAAAACGGGGTAATTGCACTCACAGGCGCACTGACGGGAAACATTGACGTCATCGTTCCTACTGCTGCAAAAGCGTACACAATGAGCAACAATACGACAGGTGCATTTACGCTTCGGGTAAAGACGGCGGCTGGCACAGGATATTTCTTGCAGCAAGGAATGAGTACGGATTTGGTGTGTGACGGGACAAACGTTATAAGAACTGATACAGTTGTCAATAGTTTTGACGGCCAGTATGGATGGCAAGACCTGCGTGGTAATTTTATTGGATCGCGACTGGGAACTGGTGCCAATGCCCCATCATGGACGAACGTTGTTGGGGGGATATATGGATATACGTTTGGAGCAACAGGATCAGATGAAATTTGGGTGACATTTCATATCCCACACGATTATGTGCCAGGAACGGTAATATACATACACATGCACTGGGCACCTACCACTACAAATACAGGAGTAGTGCGGTGGGGGATTGAGTATTCGGTAGCAAAAGGATATAGCCAAGGTGTATTCCCTGCAACTACCACAACATTTCTTGAACAGGCCGGGTCAGGAACGGTATTACAACACCAAATTATTGAAACAACGCTTGGTAATGCTATTCCGTCAACAAATCTTGAACCAGACTCGTTGATTTTGGTTAGAGCTTATCGTGATGGAAGTCACGTCAATGATACATATACTGCTGGCGCATTTGGGTTTGAAGTTGATCTTCACTATCAGTCCACATTGGACCGTACTACAAAAAACAAGAACTATCCGTTCTCTTAATCAATCATGGCACAACCAAAAATTAAATTCACCGCAATTGACACATCTGGTACGCTGACTTTGACAGGAGCTGTGACTGCTGCTGCCTTTATTCCTACGTCATCAACGCTGCCTGTTAATGGATTATATTTGTCCGCTGCGAATCGAGTATCGATTGCTTCAAATACACTTGAACGTATTCAGATTAGGAGCGATG